CGTAATCATCGATCTTATGATTGCGATGTAACGACCATTATTTTTCCAACTGCTGTTTTTGATGGTCGGCACCCGCGGCTCCCGTGGCTCTTTCTTTTTGGGTTCGACACCACGCAGCTCGGCCACGTCCTTGCGGTGCATCTTGGAATTGATGGCACCGGATTTAATCCCCTCGGCAAACTGTTCGTCACTCAGTTTCGTCAATTCGTAAAGTATAGTCCAATTAACGGGTAAATGTCTCCCCGGGGAGACATTTCGCAAATTTTCACACTCTCCAATTTTTATTAACTTGTCCGCAGTTTGCCGATTAAACGGCAGATCTTCTTTGACCATCGGAATCCATTGGCCCTTACCAAGTTCCGCTTTGGCAGTCTCTAACCGCAGCCCCGTCTCGAAGATGTTCGACAACTGCTCACCCCACGCCTTGGTGATCAGCTCCGCATGCTGCTGGCGGGTACGAACGTTGTGCAGGTTCACCACCTTGTTCATGGTTCCCTCCCGACAGAAAACGGCGCACCAGGTCCAAGGTCTGAGGTCATGAACCGGTGCGCCGCCCCTTCCCCGAATGCGGGCCGCCTCGAATCCGGCAAAGAAAAAGACGGCACGCCCCCGGGGCTTGGGTGGGGGGTGTTCGGAGGCATGCCGCCAAGTGGCCCTTGGGAGGGACCCCCGAATAAGTATTAAAAAACCGCTGCAAAATATTTTGCCAAAATATAATAATCATTTAGCGACCCTTTTTGCTAACCGTTACTGTAACCCAACCAACAATTGCGACATCGGGTAGTCAAACGTTCGTCACGAATGTGGAAACGAGCTGCTAAAAATTTATTGACAGGTACATGCCAGAGCGAATAATGCAACCGTCACTCGAAGACGCACGCACTGGGGGGATCACAAGCTGGAGGGTTGGACTATGATTGAACTTATTTCGAATTTTCGCTCTTCTCCACGCGCACCGAGACTTCTCTGCACCGAGCCGGCACGCATCTGCTGGCTGCGCGGCGGTCTGATCGAGGTCGTCATGGTCAAAGCACGACCCGGTCCGCGCGGTCTTTCCCTCTACGACGAGGTGGGGAGCTGCATATGGCCGGCCGAGGCGCTGGTCGACGCCCACCAGGAATTCCACATGGCGTTCGAAAGGCTGATGCAGCGTCAGCTGAACCATTAGGCCTCCCAAAACCAGCGGTCGTTCCAGCGGACACGCCGCCTCTTTGCTTCCCTACGGATATTTTCAAGCGCGGTCGCCAAAGGTATTTGGCGGCCGCTCTCCCATTTCGAGATCGTTGATTGAGTGACGCAGGCGATGCGGGCCATCTCCTGCTGAGAGACACCAAACACCTCGAGACGGATGCGCAGGAGCGTGTTCATGGACGCGATGCTAATTCAAATACGGGTTGACGATCAAGCGAAAAACCGATAACGATTACGGTAAATGGATACGTTGCGGGGCATGGCTCGCATGCAAGTCGTCCCGGTTCTCGAAGAGGTGCTCGTCCTTTCGGGCGAAACGCAAGCACAGCTAGGCAAACGCATCGGCGTCTCGCAGACGACGATTTCGCGCTGGATGAGCGGCGAGACGGAACCCACCAAATCCCAATGGGACATCATCATTGACATGTATTTCTCGCTGAAAGGGTGGCGCAGCGTCGACGACCAGATCGCGCCCTTTGACCGCGATTTCCAGGACGGCGTGCGACGGATCATCAACGAAATGATTAAGTTGCAGGGCCCGCCGAAACGCCGCTAGACCCATCGGGTCTGAGCGACACCTCAGCCGAAATCGTATTTACAAATTGACGCATATGCGTTTGCGCATTATGCTTGCGGAAGCCGACATAACCCATGGAGGCTCCCCCATGCCCGACATCATCACCATCGAAATCTGGCTCGCCGTCAACGAGGACGGCAATTTCCATCTCTGCACCGACAGCGCTAGCGACGCCCTTAACGAGCTGGTGAGTGAATATTCATCCGAGGCGGCGCGCGTAATCAAACTCACTGTCAACGTTCCGCGGCCGACGGTTCCTGACGTCAAAGTCGCTGTCCCCGAAATCGCTGGCGAGCCGGCGGTTGCGATCGAGGCCTGAGCCCATGCCCGAACGCGTCCACACACTCCGCATCCAGTACGATACCGTCAACGATTGTGATCGATTCTGGAACGTGACGCTTGAGCCGTCCACGCTGCTCGCCATCGATGCGGCCAGCGCCAGGATACTGGCCGAGGGCATTGCGCGGCTGATCGACCAGCACACGATTAATTCCGCAACGATCAAATCGGGAGACGATAAGTGACCTACATGCCCTGCTACATGCTCGGCCGATTATCCAATGGATATGAGAGGGACAAAGGCAAGCTCGTGCATGCGGTGCCGGCACTTTACTGCGGCGCATGTAAAGGTACCGGCGTAAAGCACGAATGGGTATTGCCCGAGGCCCTGCTCAAGCCAGTTGATCCGCCGCAGCGCTGCGATACCTGCTACGGCGCGCGGCGCATGCAATCATTCCTCGGGCAGGCACTCTGTCGCAAACAACCGGGACCGCGATCGGTCGGCTGGCAGCTGGCCGACGGCAAAGAGATCAATTGTCCGCGCTGCCTCGCGAAGATCGCCAAGCTGGAGAGCAACGATGACCGGACTGCGCCTCTACCAGCATAAACTCGGCATCCTGCACTGTCGCCTCGACATGCTGCGCGCCGACATGGAGGACGACGGCCGCTACCTCGCCATCGTCGGTGAACTCGACGTCGCCTTGAAATGGGTAGACCGCGCCAAGGCCTCGATCGAGGAATACCACCGCGCCAGCGTCGAGGTGGCCGAGCTGCGCAGACAGCGACGAGGCACACGATGAGACTGCTGTTCGGCGGAGCAATCGTAATCCTGCTCATCGCCCTGCTCGGCAAATGCGCCGGAGCCGCCTGTCTCGGCAGTGCCGGCGAGGTATGGGCCGAGCACGCGCACGCGCACGCGACCTGGAACTACGTCGGCGGGCAGCGCTGCTGGCACGCCGGCCGGCCGGGAAGGGTCCCGCGCCAGGTGCGCCGCCCGGCCTATGGAATGGTGACCATGCCGCTGCCGAGGCCCCGGCCCGACTGGGAGATTCTCGATCCGCGCGCCTACCCGCACCTGAGTGCGAAAGACGGGCGCAGTCTCGCCGAGGAGCTGCTGCCGGATTTCGAGGCGAGGTGGCCGTGATGTTACGGCGCACGACCAACTTCACTACGCCTCACCACTACATCGTGCGGGTGCGGGTAAAAGGTTCGACCCGCACGGACGATCAATCATTCCCGACCAAGGAAATCGCGACACAGGTTTTCGAAGCCTACAAGCGGAGCGACGTCGAATATCTCGGCCTGTTCCGAATGTCGCCCCTCAGGGAGGAACGCGTGCTGCTGCAGAAATGGCCGGAGAAGGATTGAATCATGAGCAAGATCGTCGAGACGGAAATCTACGGACTGCGCCAGGAGCTGACGAACCGGCCGTGAGCATGGTCGTGGACAAGATCATACGCGACATCATTCAGACGCAGGCCAAAGCGACGGAACGCGGCGCGCTTAGTATCTGGACCGTCTATGACAGGCCTAAAGACCATCCCGAAGGATTCATAGCGCGGCAATTCGAAATCACCGCGGGGAGAGCAAAAGCGACCGACTCCCGACTCGTAGGACCGCTCGAGTCGATTCGCCACGCGCTCGGATCGGCGGGTCTCGTCTGTCTGCCGCGCCATCAGAACGACGAACCGCACGTCGTTGAGAGTTGGATATGATGACCATGAAGATCGTTTTTCTCGACTCCGGCCGCGAGCCGAAATGCCCGGCTGACCCGGCCTTTCCGGACGGCATGGATGTCGACCTGTCGCACGGAGCGAGCGTATGCTGTCTCGTCAAGCTGCCCTACCCGGCACCGCGCTGCGGCATTATGAGTGTCCGCTGCGAGAAATGCGGGCTCGTCAATATGGTCACCGTTGCCGGCCGCCGCGATGACCCGCGCTCGATCAAAATGGCTTGTGCGAGACTGGATGCATGACGACCACCCTGCGCCGCTCCGACATCGCTCCCGATCAACCACTGCGCCTGCGCGTCGCCGCAGCCATTGCCTTTCCCGATGGCTCGATGACCGAGCACGGCTTGAGGCACGAGGCAAAGAAGGGGCGCCTCGTCATCGAGCAGATCGCTAACAAAGACTACACCACCCTCGCTGCAATCGAAAAAATGAGAGAATTATGCCGGCAAGATCAAAAGGGGCGCGTCTCTGGTTCCGTGAAGCACGACGTAACAAGCGAGGGCACATCACCCACCCCGCCGTCTACGTCATCCGCGACGGAGAATACCAGGAGAGCACTGAGTGCGGCGCGGATGACCTTGTCGGAGCTAACAAAAAACTTGAAGCCTACCTCAACAAAAAGCACACCGCCTCGATCGCGCAGAAAAAAAACGTCCGTGATCCCGCTGAAATTCCCATCGCCGACGTCCTGAATCTCTACGCCCAAAAAGTGGTGCCGGAGACTGGGCGGCCAAAGGAAAACGAACAGAAGATCACGCGCCTGCTCGATTACTTCGGCGACAAGCAGCTCTCTGACATCAACGGCGATTCGTGCCGAGCCTTCACGGCATCCCGCTCGACGCCTCTTGCAGCTCGTGAGGACCTGGTTGTGCTGCGAGCTGCGATCAATTTCCATCGCGAAGAAGGGCACTGCGAGAAGATCGTCAGTGTCGTACTACCTGAAAAGGCGGTTGCCCGTGAGCGGTGGTGCGAGCCTGACGAGATCGCAAAATTGCTGCGAGCCGCGTGGCATTACCGGGAGGTCCAGAAGGGACAACCGACCGGCCGACGCTCTCGCAAGCACGTCGCCAAATTCATCCTGGTCGGCATCTACACCGGGACCCGCGCCGGTGCCATTTGTGCCGCCGCATTGCAGCCCACGATCGGCCACGGCTGGATCGATCTTAAGCGCGGCGTGTTCTATCGGCGCCCGGAGGGCGAGCGGGAGACCAAAAAGAAGAAGCCGCCGGTACCGCTACCCAAGCGGCTGCTGACGCATCTGCGACGCTGGCACGCCGCGGGGCAACGCTTTGTCGTCGAGTGGAACGGCGAACCCGTCAAGGACTGCGACAAAGCTTTCCGCAATGTCGCAATCGCAGCCGGGCTGCCCGACGTCACGCCCCACATTCTGCGCCACACGGCCGCGACCTGGATGATGCAGGCCGGCACCGACAAGTGGGAGGCGGCCGGCTACTTGGGTATGTCCGTCGAGACCCTCGAGCGCCACTACGGGCATCATCATCCGGATTTCCTCAAGAAGGCCGTCAATGCTTTCGATCGGCGCCCCCGCGCAACCGCCACAGCTTCGCCACTGAATAAACGGTGAAAACGGGGGCAAACGGCCCTATACGCAAAAAAAATACGCAAATATATCAAGCCGTTAAGGCATGCCCCCTCTTTCGGGACGAGGGGGTCGCAGGTTCAAATCCTGCCACTCCGACCAGCAAAATCAGACACTTCTCGACATCCCATCAAATCGCCACAGGTTCCCGCCACAGGTTCCGCCACAGCTTGGCGGAACAAAAGCAGGCCTACGGCAACCGCCACTTGGACCCACTGTCGTAATGTTGCTTTGTGCCGCGCACCGAGATGTGGACATGGGTGCGATGCGGATTCGATCCGGTGTACTTGCGCCACTGCCACGGCTTGGTGGTCGAGCTGCAGATCCGACCGTTCGATATGATGTACTTGATGCGCGGATCCTTCTCGCGCACCAGCCACTCGGCAATGGCGTGAGCGTCGCAGCCGCCGCGCGGATCATGCGTGATATCGAGCGCGCTGACGACGCCGTGAATGTCGTCCATGATGGACGGATTGTGATCGCTGGCCCGACGCGCATGCGCGGCATCGCCGATCGTGCCGTCGTTATGCTTCGAGCGCTTCGGCCAACGCTCGTCGATCTGCCGGCGCAGGACCGTCAGCGATTTTGCGAGGCGCCACGGGCGGGGGGCCATAACTGCGTTCCACCAAAGCGCGGGACCAGCCAGATCAGACCGCAGGTGCCGGCACCGCCTGCAGGGCGGCGATCGCGTCGACCGCGATTCCTGACGCTACCGCCGCACCGGCCGCATCAACGTGAGCGGTGGTAACCGGGCTGTCCTCCGGCAAGTGCTGCATCAACGTGCTGGCGACCGTTGACACGGCGTCTCCGGTCCCCTGCCCGTTCATCTGCTCGACCGTATGGATGACATGCAACGCGAAGCCGATGAACGGCAGAAACCCGGCCATCTCCGGCACCACCTTGACGATATCGGGCGCTGCATCCTTGAGCGCGCTTAAGGCCACGTCGGCATCGACAGCCCCTTCTTTGAGGTCCATGTGCTCCTCCTCCTATCCTCTTCCAGGTCGCGCCTTCACGGAATCGGTCGGCGCCATGCGGTTGATCTCATCGATGCGCAACGGCCGCCGGTAATGCACGGCGACAGCCAGCTCGCCGAGCACCTTCGTCATTTCCTCGACCACCCACGGCTCGTCGGTGCCGACGTTGCGCATGATGCGGTCGCGTAACTCTTCCGCCTTTCGCCACTTGGTCGGGCTCCAACGGAGCACCGGTACCGGCATTCTCTTTCCGGGCTGATGGAACGAGAGGGAAAGCTGCCACAGCGGCCTCCCGCCGGCGTAGCGAAATCACTCCATACCTAGATTCACCGTAAGCCCGGCCGAGATCAGCCGCTCGGCCATCCAGAAAAACTTGGCGCCGACCTGCCGTTCGGGATCGAATACCGGATCGGCAAGCGCGATCTCAACTTGCCTGTTCATTTGCCCTCCTTCAGCCGGTGAATCCGGCCGCAATGTCCTGGTCGAGTGACGCCAGCTGCTTGGCGACGATCACGAAACCCAGCTGGTGATCCCAGGTGCCCCGCGACCACACGCCGTCCGAGATGTATTTGCCGCCGCGGTAGATCGAGGTGCCCGCCCACAGATAGCCGGTCGGCCTGCCGTGCATCCGCGGCCCGAACCCGTTCCACTTCTCCGCCTCGAATAGCGCCATCGGCCAGGTCCAGTCGGTGCATTCGGTGATGTGATCGAGACGGAGCGCGTCGACGCAGCCGGCCTCCCAGGTGTCGAACGGCCCGCGCCCGCGCGGCACGTCCCTCGTGACGCGGTCGAGCGGATCGCCGTTGCCGAAATAGCTTAAGAACTGCGGCCCCTCCCGTTCCCAGATCGGCATCAGCCACAGCGCCGGCACGCCGCACGATTTCTGCACCGACATGAAGCGGTCCTTGTGCGTGAGCAGTCGCTTGGCGGTCGCCAGCGCCGCGGTCGCCTCGGTGAACTTCATGGCGGCCAGGTCGGCCGTGTACTCGTCCTTGAGCTCGTCGAATGTGAACGTCATCTGGCACCCGTCAGTTTGCGTGGATGATTGCCGGCCGCGCCCAGCGCCGCTGGAAGGCGCGCCATTCCGGTGCCGGCTTATGCTTCTCCTGACTCGGTGTTTCCGGCCGCCACAGCATCGCCATCGGCGTCATGCCGATCGAAAGCATCTGCCGCAGCCTGTGCTCCGCCAGCTCGAAGCTGTCCTTGGGAAAACCCACCAGGACGTAGACCCGCATGCGATGCGACTGCCTGGTGAAGCCGGCAGCGAGCAGACGCCTGGCCGCCGACTCGAGCGTCTCGAACTCGTCGCCCGGATCGTAGGCCCAGAACATGTTCGGCCGCGGCTTGAGACCGGCGAGCAGCTCAACGTGCCAGTCCTCAAGCGACAACGCCTCGAGGCCACCAGTGAACTCGACGCGCCTGGTTTGCCGGCGCAACATCGCGAACACCGCCTCGACATGCTCGCGCGGACAGGCCAGGAGATTGTCATCGAGGATGTTGTGGCCATCGACGATCGGCAGCAGCCGCGGCACCGGATCACGCTTCCACACGCTGCAGAACCAGCACCGACGCGGACAGCCCCGCGATGTGAAAATATATCCCGGCCGGACGTAGCGTCCCGCCACGAACTCCTCGCCACGATCGCCGTAGGCAACGCCACCGACCTTCACCGGGGCAACGTATTTCCAATCCTCTGCCAGCTGCTCGGCCTTGGCCCGGTCATAGGTGAACGTCACCGACACGTGAATCTCGTCAGCCTCGTCGAACAGATCGGGCGGTCCGAACCGGGCGAGCTCGTCGTCCGGCGTCGCTCTGGTCCGCCGGGGAAAAACACGGATCAGACGCATCTCTGATGGTTAGCGATTTTGCGAGGCGCCACGGGCGGGGGGCCATAACTGCGTTCCACCAAAGCGCGGGACCAGCCAGATCAGAATCGGGGCCAGGATCATCAGGGTCGTTTCGACCCACTGCGTGGTGATCCCTGCCGGCACCCATCCGGTCCACAGCTCGACCAACTCCAGAATCGACATGATCACAGCTACAAGGGCCGCGGTCATTTGCTCCTCCTCTCCTAATCTCACGCGATCAGTAATATTCTTCGACGACGATCAGACCGGAGCCGCCCCACCCGCCATTGCCGGACGATACGCCCGCGACTCCCACGGTGTAGGGGTACGAACCAGGGGGGCTGAAAAATTCGACGTACTCACCCGCCCCGCCGCCGCCGCTTGACCCGATGGTGACATAGATGTTGCCGCCGCCGCTGCCGCCTGCGCCGCTGGACGGCGGCCCGTCGCCGCCGTTCGCGCCACCGAAACCAGAGCCACCCCCCGTACCTGTTGGGGTGGACCCCATACTTCCGTCGCTGGTCGATCCGGTATTGCCGTCACCGCCCTTCAATCGGTACACCAACACCCCGACGCCGTTGGAGCCTCCATAGCCACCTGCGCCTCTGGCACCTCCGGAGTTGCTGGGCGCGCTCTGGCCGCCGCCGCCGGCGACGCAGCCCCAGCCGCCGAAAATCGTATTGCCGCCGGAGGTGCCGCTCGCAGCGCCCGCACTGCCGCCGGTCCCACCACCGGCAACCATGCGCACTCTGAGGTACGCCACGCCGGCCGGTGAGCTGTAGGTACCCGAGCCGGTCGTGAATCGCTGAACGGTCGGCATACGGTGCGCCGGGCCCGGCGGCCCTTGCTCGCCCTGCGGCCCCTGCGGGCCCGGCACGCCCTGCGGTCCCTGCGGGCCCGGCAGGCCCTGCGGCCCCTGCTGGCCCGGAACGCCCTGCGGCCCCTGCTGACCCTGCTGGCCCGGCTGACCCTGCACGCCAGGCGAGCCCTGCTGGCCCGGCTGACCCTGCGGCCCGGCGGGACCGGCAGGACCGACGATAGTCCCGGCATCGCCCCACGCCGAACCGTCCGACACCCACGCGTGGCCGGTGTCCTCGGTGATCCAGGCATCCCCGACGGCGGTCGTGCCGATCGGCGGCAGGTCGGCTACGCTCGGCACCGTGCCCTTAAAATTGATGCCGACGCCAGGCTGACCCTGCGGCCCGGCCGGACCCTGCGCCCCTTGCTGGCCCGCCACGCCCTGCTGGCCCTGCTGGCCCGGCATCCCCTGCGGGCCTGGCGCGCCCTGCGGCCCCTGCTGACCCTGCTGGCCCGGCACGCCCTGCGGCCCGGGCGGCCCGGGCGGACCTGGAACACCACCGCTGTCGGCTGCCACCCACTGGCTGCCGTCCCACGCCATGAGCACATCGTTGCCGCTGTCCCACCACAACCGGCCGACATCCGGATCGGGGGGCGGCGTATCGCCGACGGATACCCCGATGAATTCGCGCACCGTCTGCGCCGTCACCGAATGCCACAGCGATTCGTAGGCCTCGTTGCGATCGAAGGGACCGCTGCGCGGTCGTTGCGGGACGCAGATGAAAAGCTCCGAGCCGTCGAGAGTCGTCCGTGCCGGCGAAGCCGGCAGGTGAGCGAGCCGCGGCCACCACATCGAATGTATCTCCCGATCAGAAGGAAAACGTGGTGATGCTGCACCAGCCCGAGCCGCCGTCGCCGCCCGACTGAATGACTCCGGTCGAATCGGCAGCCGTGCTCGCGCCCGAGCCGCCGCTGCCCGAATTAGCCGGCGCGGCAGCACCCGGATTGGTGCCGCCGCCGGTCAGCGACAACACATAGGTGCCCTCGGCCGCCCCGCCGCCGCCGCCGAACACCAGCGTCTCAACGCCGATCCGCGTCACCGAGGCAACAAATCCGTTGGAGCCGCGCCGCACGACGTCGCCGACCTCGCCGACCGTGGTACCGCCCTGACCCGGCGAACCGAAATTAGGAATATCGCTGCCGAAAAATTCGCCCGCCTGGCCACCGCTGGCGACCACCAGAGACCCGAAGCTCGTCGGGCTTCCGTCCTGCGATCCGGCGCCGATCCCACCGGCACCGATGGTGACCAGCTGACCGGCGCCGCCGATCTGGGCCGCCGTCAAAAGCCGTTCGGCGTAACCGCCGGAGCCGCCGCCACCGCCGCCGCCGTAGTCGGTCGGGTTGCCGGCCGCGCCGCCGCCACAACCGCCGCCGCCGCGGCATCGCACGATCGCCCACTGCAATCCGGCCGGCGGGATCCATTGGCCGGTCTGAGTGATGAACTCGAAGCCGATCCGCGGCACGAGACCCGCCTGCTGCTGGGGCGTGCAGGCGATCACGTTGTTTCCCGTTGAATCGAAACAGAGCCCCATCCCCTTGACCAGGTTCGCCGGCGGCAGCGGATCGGGCGGGACGACGTTGGCCGGGTTGGCGACGATCGCGCGCGCGAGCACATCGGCATTTTGCTGCATCGCCAGCACGGCCCGGTCGACCGCGGTCTCGGCGCCGATGGCGAGCGTCTCGAGGCTGCCCTCGTTCTGCAGGCTAACCGGCTGGATCAGCGGCAATGTCCGCATGATCGTCAGTGTGGCGCCCGGCGGGATCGGCAGCCCATGCGGCGCAAAGGTAACCGTACCGCCGAGACCCCAGACCGCGCCCGGCACCGGCTGATTGAGCATGAGCTGGTACTCGGTCGGACCTGGCCCTTGCGTCAGCGTCGTCTGATTGCCGTTTGCATCGGTGTAGAGCACCGAGATATGGGTCGGCGCAACGCCGATGAATCCGAAACCGAAGACGGTCTGAGCGCCGGTACCTCCGACGACGACTCGGCTTGTCTGGTCGTTGACGGTCATGACTGATCCTCGGGCTCTTTGACCACGAGCGGCTGCAGACGGCACTTCGTGATGTAGGTCTGCTCGGCAGGCTTTGCGGCCGCGAGCTGGGCCTTGGTCGTTCGCGGCACGCGCTGGCGGAATTTTTCCGGCCGCACGGCCTGCACTCCGGGATGGGGCGGGGGAAAGACGGGCATGGGGACCTCCTCCCCTATGCCAAAAAAAAAGCCGCCCGCAGGCGGCCCAAGTCTCCAACACAATCTTCTCGCTTGCGGGGGTTATTTCTTTTTCGCGCCAAGCCCGATTCGCATGCAGGCCCTGATAGCCGCGCCGCGCCCGATCCTCAGACCCGTCTCTTTCTCCTGTTTCGCAATCCACGCGTCAATACGGGCAAGATCGTCTGCTTCCAATCGCACGAGAACGGTAGCGGCAACTGTCGCTGGCCGGCCGGGACCTCGTATTTTCGACATTTTTCGACATCGTTTATTGACTTCGCCATAGTTAGACGATATCGAAATTACAGCGGCCGCGCAACGTAAGAAGTGCCCACGGCCGCGGACCTGACAGGTGCTCACAACACCTGCCAGGCCCTAACCTGAAACATGGAGTAGGGTTCCATGCCCCAAGCTGATTCCTCCAATACCACAGATCTGTGCAAGCCGGTCGCCACCTCGACCGACCTTCAACTTTTCCAGCGCGATCTCCGCGACTGCTTCGAAGGCTGCATCCCCTTCCGCGAAGCCATCGAGATGATCGGCGCCCCTGCGCAGTACCGCGCGCAGCTGCGCGCCGACTATCGTCGCTGGACCCGGAAATTCGAGGGCTGAGCGATGCGCAGGCCCTCCACGTTCCCCTACCGGCCGACGGGCTTTAAGTGCCCGCACTGCGGCTGCACGCTGATGCGTTACCGCGGCAATTACGCGGGCAACCAGAAATACCGAAACGACGTCCAATGCGGCGGTTCCGGTTGCTATCGCTGGTCGGAACTCCCGTCCGACAGCCCGTTTTACATCCCCGAGCCAGCGGAGGCCGACGATGCCGCGTCCTCCTGAAGGCTACCGCAACCGCGCCGGGCAGCAGGTCCCCGGCGTTCACGACATTACCAACGCCTACATGCCCAAGCCCGCCCTCGTGGGCTGGGCCTATAACCGCGGCAAGCAGGGCCTGCCGCTCTACGAGAAGGGCGCGCTCGACATCGGCACCGCCGTGCATGCGATGGCCGAGCTACACCTCAAAGGCGACAGCGATCGCGAGATCGAAGCTAAGCTGAAGGAGCTTGGCCCTCTCGACCGCGCCAAGGCGCAAGCGGCCTATGGCGCGTTCTGCGAGTGGCGGGAACATTTCCGCTGCAAGTCGCTCGCCCACGAGGTTACGATCGTCTCGGAGACCTACCAGCTGGGCGGCACGCCCGACTGCATCGCCGAAATCTCAGGCGAGATCGGTCTCCTTGATTTCAAGACTTGCACCACGGTTCCGCGGGCACCCTACTACGAGCAACTGCTCGCGATGGCGGCGCACGCGACGTTATGGAACGAGCGGCATCCCGAGCGGAAGATTCACTCCTGCCACATCATCTACCTGCCCAAGGACGGCTCGACCCCCAAGCACCACGCCTATGCGAACTACGAGACGCAGTGGCGGGAGTTCGCGTGTCTGCTCGCGGCGTTCGCCGCCAAGAACGGCACGCCCAAGCCGGTCGAGGTCACTCGTGATCCCGAGCTAGTCGCCGAGCTCGCCCGCCTCAAGGCTGAGCTGCAGGCCTCCGCCGCCGCCGAGGCCGGCAAAACGTTGCGGGCGTTCGCACCGCCGCCGCCACCGCGCAAGCATGTGGGCAAGGGGACGCAGCTCACGCTGGACATCGAGGCCGGCACGCGCCCGCCAGCCAACGTCGTCCCGCTGCGCCCGCCGGTCGACAGCATCCCTGAATTTCTGCAGCGCAAGAGGCCAGCGGCGCCGTCAGTCAAGCCCCGCGTGCGTCTGCGCGCGGACGGCTCGTGGTTCTACGTCAAGGGGTAGGTGAACCCATGCAAGTCGGTGACAAGATGCAATGGCGCAAGGTCGTTAGCAATTACGGCCACGAGGATCTGATCCCCGTAGTCGTGCGAAAAATCGGCAAGCGCATCACCGTCGAGGCCCCGCTCAAGAACGGCGGCACGCGGCTCGTCGCGGTGTCGCCGGAACGTCTCCACCCCTACCACGCGGACGATAAACCATGCTGATCGAGGTCACCGAGATTCATCCCCCCAAGATCGGGGGGAAGGTCTCCCGCATCGTCGCCGCCGACGGCGAGCACTACCAGATCTGGCCCGAGAAACTTGCCGGCGTCGACGTCGGCAAGCGCTACGAGGTCGAGACCACGCAGCGCGAATACAACGGGCGCACCTTCAAGTCGATCAAGTCGATCGTCCCGGCCGCCGAGGAGAGCACTCCCGTTCAAAAAAACCGTGGGGTCGAAAACGACCCGACGGTTTGCGGCGAGGCCGAATACGTCGGCCGCGTCATCGCCGCCCTGATCGCCAGCGGCGGCATCGACAAAACCCAGATCGCTACGGCAACCCGGTGGTTGCGCAACATTTGGAGGAACGAACATGCAAACAGCACGAACTGAGGAAAGCTACGTAGCCCGCCACTGGCGCGGCGAGCTGAGCCTGCCGGTCAGCTACTGGATCAACGGCGGCCTCGTGACGGTCGGCATGAACATCATCGCCACTCTGGTCGAACTGTCCGGTTCCGCAGGCGCTGCGGTATTGTACCTCGTCGCCGCGGCGCCGGTCTCGATCTGGCAGATCGTGGGCATCTGGCGGTCTGCCGACCGGCGCCACGACGGCTGGGCGACGGCCGCGAAGGTGATGACCGTCATCGGCGCGCTGTTCTGGATTCTCGCGCTCGTCAGAGTGGCCATGCTGTGAACGTCATGGGCGCGCTCATCGTCATCATCATCACGTTGTGGCTGTTCTTCTACCATCCCCTGCTCGCGATCTGCTTCCTCCTGCTGGCCATCCTGATCGCGATCGTTAACAAATAAGGGCTCACACCCGGACAGACGGCGGCACCTGCCGCCGTCTTTTTTTTATACCAACTTCCCGGAGGACGGGAGGACCCGACAAAACGCAGGATCGACGGGACCGTGGTCGACCGGATAACGCTAACAGGCAATCCGTGGAGAACAAAAAGATGGACGTAGATAAGACAGTAATGCTTTGGATTGTCGCCTTCGCGTTAGTCGGCCTCGGCTTCGTGTTCGGCGGCTCGGCAGGAGGCTCGGCAACTCTTATTCTGCTGGCCGGATTGGTTGCACTTTACGCCGTGCTGTGGGGCGCTGAAAAGATTCTGCAAGCCCTTGGTTACCGCGCCAAGCGGTAGCTTATCTGATCGGCGCGGGCTCGCCGGTGATCTTCTCCCGGCGGGCCAGCGCCGCGTCGCGCGCGATCTGCGGATGGCGGGCAAACATCGCCCCGATCGCCACCTCGCGCGACTGCCGCAAGGTCTCCTCCATCACATAGTGCTTCTGCCATGCCGGCCAGGTCCGCCAGTCCGGCGAGCGCACGAACATGTCGAGGCGCTGGTGCAGCAGGCGGCCGGCGAGCGTCGCGAACTCGGTGTACTGCTCGTCGGTGAGCTCGACGTTGCGGATCTTGCGCTCGGGCATCGCCGGCTTGAAATTGTAGTCGAGCGCCGCCTGCCGCACCGGATCGCGGTTGACCTGCTGCTCGTAGATCGAGGTGCCCGGGACCGCGGTCGGCCCCGGCATCGGCTCGCCGTAGATATTGATGCGCGGCTGCAGGTACTGCGACTGGCCGGGTATGCGCTGCAGGATGGCGTCCATCACGGTGCGGGCCTGCCGCGTGTAGGGATCGGCGGCGCGGTTCATCTGGTACATGCCGACGGAAAACGGCATGAAGGCGCCGACCATGTTCTTTAAGTAGTTCTCGCCATAGCGGCCGGGGTCCTCGACGGCCTTGATGAGGTCGCTTGGCCCCTTCATGAAAGACTCGTCGAGGATGTTCTGAGTAATCGCGTGCTGCAGATGCGCGGCCGCGCTCAGGGCGTCGCCCTCGGAAATATCGCGCGCCACCTCGTAGAGGTCGGCGGCGATACCGAGGTGCATGCCGAGCGAGCCCAGCCGGTTCATCTGGTACCACATGTTGCCGATCTTGACGCTGTGCGGCTGGTAGACCTCGCGCCAGGCGCGGGCCTGGTTGGGGTCGCTCGGCCCCGAACCGGTGATGTAGCCCTCCATCGCCAGCGAGCCGAACGTGATCGCCAGCGCGGTGCCGGCCAGCATGCGCGCCGTCGTGGTGTCCTGGGCGATGTTGCCGTTGCGGCCCATCAGATCGTCGCGGATGGCCTGCGACAGGATGCCAACGGGCGTGCGCTGGATAACGGTTTTTGAAATGACATTGGCGCCAATATGCACAAATGGGTCGATGAACTTCATCGGCTTGGTGAGACCGAGCAACGGCAGGTTGAACTCGGCATTGAGGAGCGCGGACAGCCGTCTGACGAACTCGCCACCCGGCGCCATCAGCGAGGCAGCATAGGCCCTCTCGTGAACCGCCTTCATCCATTCCACCGGCGGATCATTGAGCCGGCGGGCGATATGCTCGGCGCGCTCGCTGCCCTCGAGGCCTCTGCCTTTCTGCGCGGGATCGAACCGAAACCCATTCGGATCAGTCGCCTCCCGATAGGCGAGCGCCGCGGTCTCGGCCCGCTCGTTGGTCACCACGTCCATCGAATGGATTGCCGAGACGACCCGGCCCGGAGCTCGCACCAGGCTGCCGACCGGCAGCACCGGCACGCCGCGCAGCGTGATGTCGGGGATCTGGCCGCCCGGCGTAAAGTGCGCGCCGACGAGCGGCGTGCCGGCACGGCCGCCCGCAGCAATCAGCGCGGCACCGCCGAGGATGCCGTCCTGCAGACCCTTCATCGCCCCGAACAGATCGCCGAAAAATTCCCCGTAGGTGACCGGGGCGGGCTGCATGGTGCGTCCGATATAGAGCTGGGTATCGCCGAGGAACGGCGTCGCCGGCACCGCCTCCTGGCCGGGCAATAGCACCGGCCGGCCGGTACGCAGACCCTCGAGGCCGGCCTGCCAGCGCTTGGGAAGGTTCTGCAGGATGGCCTGCTCGCGCGCCCCCAGCTCGCCGAGGTAGACCCGCTCGCCCACACGACCGAGCGCCTGGCGGGTCAGACCGATGCCGGCGGCGACCGGCACCTCGATCAGCGTCTGGAACTGCCGCTCGATCTTATTGCCGATGTAGTAGGTGCCGTGGGTCAACGGTCCCGAAATCAGGTTGTTGACGAAATACTCAAGCAGCATTCCGCCGAACGAACGCTTGCGGGCGTCGCGCAAGTATTTCGCCACCTGCGCCTGGGTCTTGAGCTGGGCGCCGAGCACCGCCTCCATCTTGAGCTGGAACAGGTCGGAACCGGTGCGGTTCCTGACTACCTGGGTAAGCCCCAGCCGGCGCACCTCGTCCCAGCCGTCCATGTTGCCGAAGGCACGACCGGTGCGGCCCCACTCGGTGCTGACCGAGGAGAGCACCGACATGAACATGTCGAAGCGGTCGCGCTCCTTGGCATATTCGGCGACCAGGTCGGCCATCGGCCCCTCGACGGCACCGAACCGAGCAGTAGCGCCCTGCCCGGCGTCCATGTCGCGGATGCGCCGCATCAAGTCACCGACGCGCTCGGCCTGCTCGCGCACCGCCATCCGGAAGGCGAGCACCTTCTTGCCGAGGTCCTTGATGCCGCCGAAAGCGCGCTCGAGCATCGAGAGGGTCAGGGTATCGGGATCAAACCCCATGGCCTCGGCGGCGTCGCGCATCTGTCCGCGGGTCAGCGGCTCGTCGGTGCCGGGAATGCGATCCTTCGATTCCTCGATCGCTTCCATGAACTGCGGAACCGAGGTGATGTTCTCGGTGCGGACGTTGTTCTTCTTGCCTACGTTGAAGGTTTCTCGTCCCTCGAGGGTGTCGGCAGGTCCTGGGGCGAGGGGCTGGTCGTCGAGGTGGGCCCGGCTCTCCTCTGCTGCAGCAGGTGCTGCAGGGGCTGTCCCGCGTCCCGCCACGCCTTCGCCTTCTCGAGCAGGCGGAACGAGGCGTTCACGCTCGTCACCAGGTCCCGGTAATACGCCGCCTGCTCCGGGGTGAGCTTCCCGCTGCGGAGCGCCCGCTGGTATCGCTCCAGCTCCTCCCGGCACTCCGCCTCCTTCTCCTCCAGGCTGAGTTGCGACCTCGGTCTCGGCGTCTGGTCGGGCATTGGGATTTACTTCATGAGCAGTTCTGCGTTCGGCAGCTACCCGATCAGCGGCCGGTTCGGCATGCTGCGGTTCGATGAGGGCGGCATCCTCCCGATGGGTGCCAGCCATCGAAGGCGCATGCTCGCGCTCCGGCGTAATGACGGTCCATCGCAGTTCCTCCGGCGTCTCGTAGAGATGACCGTACACCTCGCGCATACGGTCGGTCAGCTCGATTCTTTCGGGCCCTCCCGTCTCCGCCGATTCACGCTCGAGCCCCTGCAGGCCATCGTAGAGGTCGCGCAGGTAGGTGTAAAACATCTTAAAGATGCGGGCCAGGGCGGCCGACGGCGCCCGGCCTTCCATCCGCCAGGCCTCAAAGCCGCGGGCGAATTTCTCGTGGAACCCGCGCGCCCTGTCGGTCCACGCCCCGCGCGCCGTCCGCTCGAACAGCTCGGATTGGTTCTTCGCCCCCAGCCATTCGAGGGCGGCAGCCCAGTCGTCCTTGAGCCACTGCGGGGCACGTTCGTGGACCGCATCGCGGGCGAGCTCGAACAGAAACTGGTGGGCCTTTTCGTGGCCGGGCGTCGAGACGTTCTGCTCCGGTGACAGGCGCTCGACCGGACGCTGGCCGGCGGCGATCTCCTCGGGCGTGCGGGGAGAGAATCTGCCGCGGACGATCTGGCCGCCGCGCTGCTCTAAGCCTTCGCCCTCAGATGGGCGAAGGCCTTTCGCGCGTAGTCGCTCGCCTCTTTCGCGTCTTGCCTTAGCGACGCTATTTCGGAGGGCGTCAGCATCTCGGATACCGAGGAGGTACTCGGTTTCCGAGGCGGTGAGGGCGCCGGGTTCGATGCCGAGTTCTTGTCTGACTGATTCACCGAGATTCTTCTCCAGCGACCGGGTCCGCGCGGGCCTGGCAACTATATCCTCCGTCCTGCCGGCATTTGCAAGGGTGACGATGCCGGCAACTTCGCCGCCCCCCTCCTGAATGTGGTGCGCAAGCTCGGCGAGCGTATTGCCCATGGTGGTGACGTCGTCGACCAGGACGTAGCGGCGGCCCGGTTCCACCGGCCCGTCGAAACCCGGACGGGCAACCAGACGCTCCAGCGGACGCATGCCGGTATGGTAGGCCCGCGATGCCTGGACGATATCTTCGGCAACCTCGCCGCCGGTCGCAGCCGCATAATAGTGCGCCAGCGTCATCGGGATTTTGTTGCGTCCCGCAGCCTCTTCCGCGTGGACCGGAACAAAGACGGCGTCGGAACCGAACCTCCGACGCGCCGCCTCGAGCGTCGCCGGCCTGACGGTCTGCACGACGAACTGGCGCGCCGCTTCCGAATCTCCGGCCTTGGCCGCCTCATAATGGGGATTGGACGTCATCTCGCTGACGTCGCGATAGGACGAAACGACAGGCTCGGCGGATGCCGGAATGCCTCTTGTTCTGGGTCTTTGCGGCGCGGCAGCGCGCTGCTCAAGTTCTATTTCTTGGGAAGGCCTTGCTCCTTCTCCTTGCGCTCCTTCCACTCGCGGAAGTGCCGCTCCAGGGCCTCCTCGTTGAGCGGCTTCGGATTCGGCGGGTCCGGGTCCTCTGCCCACGGCGCGTATTGCTGCCTCAATTCGTTCATCCGAAATGCCTCGCTTGCGCGCCAGATCACCAAAAGCACCGGCATAATCGACGTTCAGGAAGCCGGTACCCTCACCCCCCATCTTGGCATATAATTCTTTCTCGGGATACCACCATATCGCCTGAAGGTCGGCATTAGTGACATGGATGCCTTCCCCGGCGAGAAGCTCGCGGGCACGGTTGACGCGCTCGCGAATCCATTGGCGTTCGGCGCCGCCCCTCGGCTGCTCCCTGATGCCGTACCGCCCGTGCAGATAGCTTTCGGCGGCAAGCGTGAGTTCCGATTTGACGCTCTCGCCGCTGTCGTAGAGCGCGCGATTTTCAGCAAAGTCCCGTTCGTGCGTCTTGACGATGTCCCCCGCCGCGCGGTCCAGACCATCGGCGCGGGCCGGCATCTTGCGCCCCTCTTCGCGCAACGCTGTCACAAGACGCTCGCGCTGCTCCGCCAGCCCCTCCTCGGAGGCCGTATCCATCAGCGTACCGGTGAGGCGACCCCACGCGCGCATGAACCACAGGTCCACGGTCACCGGATCGTAGTTGTTGTTTAAGTTCTGATAAAAGCCGCCGCCGATCTTGGGACCGAGAATCGTCGAGCCGCGGACGTTGGCGCTCTTCAGTTCGCCGGTGATCTTCTGGCCAAAGACCTTCTCGAGATCGCGCACGGTGAATTCCTGTGCGAGGAACTCGCGCGCATAATCGGGACCGCCCTTGCGAAGCAGCTGGTTGAGTTTCGCAAAATTCTTGTTCATCGCCGGGCCATTCTTGGCGTTGACCGCGGTCGGAAACTCACCGTAATTCGTCCCCTTCTGGGTATGGTTCTTGTAATAGTCGTAAGCCCACTCGGCGAGGCGGACATTGTTCGGCACCCGCTCGCCCTGGCTGGTGATGGCGAGTGCCGCCGTGAATGCAAAGCGCGCGTTGGGCTCGGTCGCGATCTCGGGATGAATGAGCGAGGCAATGGCGATCGCCTGCTCGATCTTTTGCGTATACCAGGTCGAAGCGCCGCCGCCGCGATCGATCTCGGTTTTGATCTCGCCGGCGATCGTGCGCGAGAGGATTTCGTCGGTGACCGGATCAGGACCGGTAACCTTGCCGCCGCGCACCCCCATGGCACGAAGCGCTGCAAGACCGCGATCGCGCAATTCGCGGGCGATCACATCGACCGTGCGTGACCGTGGCGGATGCGCCGGTTCTGCTTCAAAGATCGGCGTCGCACTCAGCGCGCGCTCAAGCGGATGTGACCCCAACGGCTGGCCGCGAGCTTCAGCGAGATAACTGCCGGTCGGCGCACCGCGCTGGGTGAACTCGGCTTCCTCCTCCGCCGTCAGCCTGGTGGCCTGCCGTGCGGCGAGCTCCTCCGCGGTAAGTTGCCTCGTCTCCTCGCCTCCCCGCTCCGCCGCGGTCAGCTCGCCCGGCACCTCGCGGGCCGGCGCCCTGCCGGGAGGATAGACGCCCTCGGCCTCGAAATTCTTGTCCCGCGCCTGCGCGATCGCCTCCTCGACCTCGCGCATGGTCGGCTTGCGCCCGCCAAAAAACGCGTTGAGCTGACCGTCCTGGATAATGAGATCGAGCGGCTTGCCCTCGCCCTCCCTGGCGAACAGCCAGCCGACGCCGCCGACCAAATGATTCCTGTCCTCGAACATCGCCTTGAGGTCGGGCGTCGGCCGCACCTTGATGTCGGCGAGAAACTGCAGGATCGACGGATTGGCGATCGGCGCCCGCGGCGCCCGCGGCGCGACTTCGCCTGTCGGCGGCTGCCGCGAGCGCTGGCCGGCCCGCAGTATCTCCGCCGATTCGGCGCGGTAGAGGCGGTCCGGATTGCCGGGATCGAGGTAGGTGGAGCGCAGCCGGTAGCGCGCCGCCATATCGACGCCCTCGATGTCGGCGAGGGCCTTGGGCGTGCCGGTGCGCACCAGCTGATAGGAATAGTGGGCGGCGATGTCCTTAAGCTGCAGATCGAGCGGCTTGACGGCCGGCGCCGGCGCCTCCGGCTCCGGGGCCCGCGCTTCGGCGCGGGCCTGTGCCTCGCGACGAGCCGCGGCCATCTCCGCGTCGTACTCGGTTTCGATCTTTCTACGTTGCGCCTCCCGTTCGGCTCTCTTTTCCGCGATCTGCTCCTCGCTCAGGCCTTGCCGACGATAGGCAGCCTCGAGCTGAGCCTCGTTTACTTCCTGGAACCTGCGCAGTCCGGGCAGCATCTCCGGCTCCTCGGCCGGCCGCGCCTCTGTGACGGGTGCCTCTGTGACCGGTGCCGCGGCGGCAGGCCTGAATCCAGGCTCGACCGGCGGGTGTTCGACGACTTCGGCCCCGTGCCGCTCGGCCGCCTCCCGCAACGCCAGGTTAACCCTGGGGCTCAGCCTGCCGATGTCGTTGTCGATGCGGGCGAGCTCCTGACGGGCCGCGACCAGATCGGCGGTCTGCTCCGCCCGGCCCTCCGTAAACGCCTGCCGGCGCTCATTAAGCCGCTGCAGCTCGCCCTCGGCGATGCGCAGGTCGGCCCGCAGCTGTCGCCCGCGAAGACCGGGATAGGTAGGATTGGCCGCGAGGTGGGCGTCGAGCTGGCGCTGGATGTCGTCGCGGACGCCGGTGGCGGTAGCGATCGCCTCGTCGGGCGGGTTGTTGATGTCGTTGATGGTTCTCTGCAGCTCGCGATAGCGCTGCCGCAGGCCATCGAACTCTTCGAACAGGTCGGGATGGGCCGCCCGCGCCGCCGCATCGACCCGCGCCGCCTCCTCGGGCCCGCGACCGAGGACAGAGATCTCCAGCTGGCGCTGCTCGGTCGCCGCCTGCTGCGATTCGGGGCTGCGCTGCTGCGAGCCCTGGTGGGTGGCCTCGGTATTGCCCGGCCCCATCACGCCAACGTCGTTGGCCTCCGCCACCGTCACCGGCAGATTCTTGCCGAGGCGCTGGTGCTCGAGGATCACCCGATCCCATTCCGCCCGGGTCACGCCCGTCGGCGGCGGCCCGGCCTTCTCCAGCGCCTCCGCCTCGGCCGCCGTCAGCTGCTGCATCCCCTCACGGAACTGCGCTGTGCGGGCGGCCTCGGCCTTCTGAGCGGCCTCGGCAGCGGCACGCTCCGCCTCGGCCCTCCGGGCGGCCTCGGCGGCAGCACGCACCGCTTCCGGCTCCGGCCGGCCGAGCAGCTGCCGCACCGGCATTCCGCCCATTTTCTCGAGCGTCTGGCCGATCGGATTGGTGCGGTTGAATACGACGCCGAACCCGGTCGAGATGGCAATCTTTGCCCAATCGGGCTGCTCGCCGGCGAGCTTCTCCTGGCCCAGCTCGAGGCCGCCCATGACGGCGCCGGAGAACACCCGTGACGTCAGCGGATTGGCCAACACCCGCTGCAGACCGGTGAGATTCTTGATCCCCTCGTCGGCGCGGAAGCCGCCCGGCTTCATGGTCAGCGCGAACGGCGCCAGGCCACCGAGGAACGACGCCGTGCCGTGATACTGCTCGTCGAGCTTCTGCTGGCGATCGTCCATGCCGATCTTCTCGGTCCAGGACGCCGGCAGGTGCGACAGCGCGAAATCCTGCGCCTTGCCGCCGAGGTAGCCGCCACCGAGCCCGCCGATGATGCCGCCGGCCAGCATGCCCGGCACGCCGGCAAAGGAAAGCGCCTCGGCGCCGGCCGCGGCCGTCGGCAGCGAGAATATCGTCGGCACGAGGCTGCGCTCGGCGCCGCGCGCAAAGGCGCCAACGGCGGAGGTCTGAGCCTGCTCCCAGGTGCGATCGAACCCGATCGCCTTCTGGTCCGGGAACGGATCGAGGTCCGAAAACGGATCATTACGGCGTTCGTGCGCCGGCCGCGCCGGAGCGCCGAGCTGCGGATCAATATCGTCGAAGGGGTCGGCCATTATGGCTGTGGCGTGCGGGGCGCGGGTGGCTCCTGGACCTGCTCGGGATGCAGCCCCCTCTCAACGAAACCGCCCAGGCGGCCGAGCACATCCATCAACCGCGGCGGCGGTGTAATCGGCACGTGCGTCACCCGCGGCGGCGGCGCGACGCGCGCCCGGTCGGCAGCAAGTTCGCCGTAGGTCGGCTGGTGATCCCACACGGTGCCGGTCACCGGGTCAACCAGCGAACCGTCGGAGCGGCGCTGCAGATCGGTCGATGGAGCCGGCCGGCCGGCAGCCGGCGCCGCGCCGGCGGGCGCATTCATTCGCTCGATTGCCTGCTCGGCAGTCACACCGAGGTTTCCCCACCGTTCATTGAATGCATCGATGTGCTCTCTGTCGGGATTATCGTGCAGCCTTTGCAGCGCGACCCCCCACGCCTTAAACGACCACGGCTTGCCATCAGGGCCATACGGCGGCGCGTGAACCAGAACATTCCATTCTCGCGCGTTGATGCCCGACGGGACGGCAGGGGTCTCCTGCTTGAGAATTGCGTCGCGCGCCGCCTCGGGGGTGTCGGCAAACTGCGCGTCGATGTCCCGCTCCTTCTTCGGATAGGCCGCCTCCACCAGCTGCTGACGGAGCTTTTCGTCCATCAGGAACTCGTAAGGGCTCTTGCCCGGATTATCCTGCCTCCACTTGGAAAAGGCCTGAAGATAGACCGGCACGAAATCGCGCTCGTAGCGCAGCTCGCCCTTGTGGTCCTTGATCATGCCGCCCATCGCCTCGGGCCGCACCATCTCGTTATAGGAGGCCTTCAGCTTGGCAGTCTTGGTCTGCTCGATGCCGGCCTCATCGGGCTTCCTCATCTGGCCTAACAGCGCGATCAGGTCGTTCCTGCCCGCCCTGGTGAGCTGGTCGGTCGGTATCTCGAGGATCTGTTCGACACTGTTGATGTGATCCTCCGCCCCCGGCATCAGCCGCTGCCTGGCGTTATGGTAGCCGACCCCCATGCCGGCCTCCTGTTCCTCGCCGGAAATCTTGCCGACGTCCGTCAACAGCGTGTTCATCATCTGCCCGTACATGGAAAATGCCGGGTCGTTGATGATGCGTTTCGTCAGCTGCCCGTAGTCATAGCTGGGCAGGCGCTTTGCCTTCTCGATCTCGACCGAATAGTTGTGGAACGCGACCTCGGCCTGGTCCTTAAGAAATGCGTTTCTCCGACCGAGCGCGGCCTCCTCGGCGATCGAATAGGCACGCTCGGTCTCGGCCCACTGCGTGATCTTCTCACGTATCCTGGCCTTCACGTCCGGCCGCAGGTTCTCAAACTCGGGACTGTTGAGCTTTTCGAGCATCAGGCCGCGGCCGACCTGCGGGATCTTGGACGCATCGAGGGTCGGCGACAGCACGCCGCCGCCGCCGCCGATCGGCTTGCCCTCCGCGTCCGTCAGGCCGCTGCGCATATCGATGTCGATCGAGTCGGGATTGACATAGATCGCACCGACACCCGGCAGCTTGCTGTAGCTATCGATCAGAAACTGCTTCTGTTCCTCGTTGAGGCCTTCGGTGCTTTGCCGCCCGGTAAAACCACGATAGGACGGCGTGACCGCGCCGGTCGCCCCCTCCTCGGGCGCTGTCGGCCCGCCGACCGCCGACACCGCAGGCGATGCGGTCGGCGAAACGGTCGGCGAAGCGGGCGGCGGGGGGTCCAGCACGAACCCTGGCGGCAGTGCCGGCAGACCAGGAGCGTCGGCCATCAGCGGGCGGGCTCCCAGTCGGTGCCGGCGGCATTAAGCTGCATGCGTTCCCCGGTGGTCGGATTGGTAATTGTTGCGGTGCGCCTGGCGGCAAGCTCGCGATGCACCTCCGCCTGCTGGGCCTCGCGGAATCGCCGCGCAGCCTCATGGCCGCCGTGGCCGGCCCAGTCGTTGTAAACTTCGCGCTCACGGATCACCCTGCCGCCGGAATGACCCGCGTTGGGATCGGTGGGCGAGCCCTGATCGGTGGCGCCGCCCAGCACATTGGAGCCGTGCCCCACTTCGGCGGTCAGGCGACGGTAGCGGGCAAATTCGGCGGGGTCGGCGCGCAGTTCCCGCAGCGCCTTTTGGAAACCGCCGTCGCGGATCGATCCGTAGAAATCCCGGGTGATCAGCGAAGCGAGCGACTGGCCGGTAAATTCGGCACGGTTGTAGAGACTCTCGATCGGGGCAATCGGATCGGCGGCGTTCTCCGACCTGCCGACCGCAGCGACCCTCAATGCAAGCTCCGGGTCCCTGGCGACCTCGTCGGTCATCCGCGCCCGCTGCCTTTCGAGATAGGGGGAAAAGCCGACGGTCGGCGGTGTCGTGGTTCCGGCCAGCTCGGTCCGCCCGACGAAATCGCGGGACGTCACCGTCTCGTTGGCCGGGCTCGCTCCGCGAATCAATCCGCGCGTGCGCACACCGGGCGGGAGCGGCGTGATGTTCGGCGGGTCAAAACCGTACTTCTCGCGAAAACTCCGGCGCGCCGCAGCCCCCGCCGAGGCGGCACCGGCACCGAGATCGCGCACCTGAGGGGCAATAAGGCCCTTGATGTCCTTGAAAAACTGTTCGGCCTCCGCGTCGGAATGCGCGGCCTTGAGCCAGGTGTCGATCTCGGCCGTCGCCTTTTCATCGATCCGCGGACGTATCTTCTGGAAATACTGATCGGCGGCATCGATCGCCGACTGACCGGGCGGCGGATGAAAGTAAGCCCCCTTCACCGCGTTGACGGCATAGAGCCCGGTCTTCGCCCTGGCGTAAGTCTCGGCCTGATCGCCGTAGATCCCTTGAGAAAACGCCTCGTTCACCGCCTCCTGAAACGAGCTGTCGATGCTGTCGAGACTGGCCGGGATATTGCCGTTGATGATGTAGTTGATCGAATCATTGCCGTGCTTCGCCTGATTCAATTCGGCCGTGGTCTTCTGGTAGGTCTTCTCCTGATTGGCGAGGTGCCGGTAGGCCATCTCGTCGTTGGCGGCCATGGTACGCCGCAACTCGTTCGCGACCATCATCCGCTGCATCGGATTGGTGGTCTGCGACAGGATGCCGTTGTAGATGTCCTGATTGTTCTGGAAATACTGCTTCTTGCCATATTCGAGAGCTTCCGATCCCGACAGGCTCAGAAGCTTGGCATTATTCTGGCCAATCGCGTCGGCACCCCTCAGATAGAAATCGGCGGCGCGCGTCTTGTTCTCGATCTCGGCCTGCTTCTCCAGATAGCCGAACATCGCCTGCGAGCCGGCCTCGAGGCCTCGCCCCATCTGGCCGAATGCCCGTCCGATCGCCTCGCCGGCCTCCTTGATCGGCGCGGCCGAGATGCCCGGCATCGGGCCGAAGCCGCCGATCGGCGCCTCCCGCTGCGGGACGTTCAGTTCGATCGGAAAGCCGGCCATCGGACTAGGTCGCGAGACTCAGCGCGGCCGCCGAACCAAGCGTCGAGGCCGCGCCACTCAGTCCGGCCCCCAGGGCGGCGATCGGCGCCATCGACGAGTAGGCGCTCGACAGGTAGCTCTGCAGGCCCGCCTCTCCCTTCGCCGTCGTCTGGCGCTCCTTCTCGGCCATGACCTGCTGGGCTTCCTCCATCGCGATGGTCTGCCGGTCGATCCCCGCCATCATCTTGCCGCCGATCTTGACCTGCTGGGCCGAACCGGTGCCGGTCGTCACACCGTGCGAGGCGAGGCCTGCCTGCTCGCCGGCAATCAGGCTGCGGTATTTGAGATCGCTCGCAAACGCCCGCTGCTGCGCACCGGCGCTGGTCTGCGTCATGTTCAGGCCTTCCATCTTGGCCTGGTTCTCGTAGACCTGCGCCTGATAAGCGGCCGCCTGCGACTGCATCTGATAGTTCGAATAGGTACCGAAGGCGTTGAGGCCCGCGCCTGCGAGTCCCGCTCCGACGGCAATGGCCGGCAGACCCATCAGGCGACCTCCGGTCCTGCCGGCACCGGCCCGCGTATGGACACCGGCGGAAACAGGTAGGGCTGCATGCGCTTGAGATTCGCATAGGCGAGCGTCACGCATTTCGCCTGATGACGGGCATCCGCATAAGCCGAATGGGCAACGCCGTCGCGCGCGATGTTCCTCGGGTTGACCTTGCCGATATCCCAGACGGTGCGGGTGTCGCGGACGTTCCAGTATTTCCAGGGAACCGTGGAATGAACCTTTTCGGCCGCGACGCGCCAGATCGGCTCGTCGAAGGCAGCGCCGTTGCACCACAGATAGACGCCGCCGACGCGCCGCCACCAGGCGTGAAACTCGGTCGCCACCACGAACAGCGAATAGGGCTCGGTGAGGAGCCTCGCGCGGGCCTCCTCCGACTGACGCTCCCACCAGGCGAGCGTATCCGGCTCGGCGGTAAGGCCGTGGCCCTCGCACGAGGAGCGCTCGATGTTGAGGTTGAAGCTGCGACCGATCCACGGCGCCTGCGGATCGTCGTGCGGATCGAAGGTACAGGCGCCGACGCTCAGGACCACGCATCCCGGCATGGTACCGAGCGTCTCCAGGTCCAGCATGACGTGAGTCATTGTTATTTTCTCCGCTCTGGCATGCGCCAACCGCGCATAGTGCGCTCCATCGAAAACGGATGAAATCTACCGGTCGGACAAGTGACGAATTCGGGTTCAACGGTGAAGCCGATCAGGCCGAGAAAGCGCTGCGCCGCCTGATAATTCACGTCGACCGTACCCTCGACGCGGTCGTGGTGGTCGAGCATCGAGCGTGCCTCGCGCCTTGCCTCGCGAATAAAGGCGAGCGGCAGCCGCTCGATTACCGGCGCCGTCATCAGCCACGCCTGGGCGGTATGGCCGATCGCAGTGCCGCAGATGCCCCACATGGCGGCGATGTTGCCGTCGATCAGGGCGGTGCGGCGCCAGGCCGAGGCGTAAAAGCTCCTGCGCAGGCCTTTGGCGGGAGTGATGCCGTAGGCCTCACACTCGCAGCGATCGGCGTCCCTGAGCGTTTGGGCAAGCCAGTAGACATCGGCAATCTCGGCGTCGCGGATCAGGTAGGAATGGTTCACGACTTTTCCCGGCGGTCGAGGCGCTCGGCCGCGACCCGCAGGATCTCCGGCTCGCGGTGCTCGCCGATCAGCAACAGCTCGTAGCGCAGCTTATCGGCGATCTCGCGCAGCGCCGCCGCCAGCTGGGCATCGCTCATCCTGTGCTCGTCCGCCGTGATGGCTTTGACGCCGGCGAGCTCGCGCAGGACCTGCGCGAGCTCGCGGATCGAAGGGCGCTCACCCGCCGTGGTGAAGCCTTTCCTTGAGCGCGTACCCCATTAACGGCCAGCACTGCCGCACCGCGTCCTCGTAGGCGAATTTCTTACCGAGGTCGCTGGAGAAATTCCGCGGGCTGACCGGCGCCGATTTGCCGATGACGACGAAGCCGTTCTTCATCACCAGGATGCAGAGCGTCACCAGGTTGAGCGGATGCTCGGCCGGAACCGCAACCGAGGCGGTGGCGATCGCCTGCCCGGCAGTCACAAAATGCTGCTCGAGAATGTTGTCGCGGATGTCGTCGAGCGACACCCTCAGCGCCTTCGCGTTGGCAGCACCCGCCGCCTCGGTCTCTTCCAAATCCATATCCATAGAGCCTCCTCATCCCGGCGTGTCGCCGGCTTCGAACGTCGGTATCAATGCGGTGATGTTCATCGGCAAGGGCAGTCGCTGCTGCGCCGCCACCATGCCGGGGGACGCTTCCCAACCGTTCCAGTTCTGCCAGTCGTCATCGACCGGCTGGAACTTGTCGCCGGAGAAGAGCGGCAGCGCCGCGGCCGGAATATTGGCGTTGGGCACCTCCGGCACGTCGACCATGTGCGACCACGGGATTTCGGCCTGGAAATCGACCGACGACGGCACCGGCTGATTGGCGCCGATCTGGATGCCGCGGGTTTTCTCCATCCGCACCGTCATGCCGTTGATGCGCTTGCGCTTGCCCTGGATGGTGCCCTGTGACGGCTCCTCGAGGTGCAGGGCCTGCAGCTGCGCCGTGAAGCCCAATCCGACCTTGATGCTCGAGGCCGGCGCCGGGAGCGTGATGCGACCGTTGACGACCGGCATCGGCGAGATCACTTCGCCGTCAGCAAGCCCCGTCACCGTGAAGCCTTCGAGGTGCTCGAGGCCGGTGATGACGGTGACCGGCGTGGTCATCGTCCATTCGCCGGCAGCGGCCGGCACCGGCAGCCGGTTCGGATCGTTCGGCACGACCTTGACGATCGGCACCGTGATGGCAGCCTCGACCCGAATGGTCGACTGCACGCTCGTCACCTTCGCCTGGCCGCCGCCGACGCGGATGATGTCGCCGACATTGGCGGCAGAGAAAATCTCGGCCGAGGCGGTGAACAAAACGTTTTGCGAGATGAACGGCACGAAGGTAGCACCGTCGCCGATGGCGTCCGAGATCACGATCCGGGTAGCCGGCGAGTAGCCGTGGCCGGTATTGAAGATAGAAAAGCCGGTAATGACGCCGTCGGTGACGGTGAGCGTCATCACGAAGCCTGCGCCCTTGCCGGTCGGATCGACGGCATTCACGACGGGCCGCTTGTAGCCCTTGCCGCCGGTCGCCAGGTAGCCGCCGACAATGGTCCCTGGTCCTTCCGCGGCCGCGGCCGCGAGCGCCGCGACAGGTTCCCGCTGGGTCAGCTCGAGGCCGCAGTCGATACACCACGCCGCTTCCGGGTTGTCCCAGAAATGGTTGTCCATCCGCTCGATCATGTAGGCCCAGCGGTTGACGCCGGGCACGAAGCGCTGCACCACGAAATACGACACATCGACCGGCGGCTCGGTGGCGACCGCGGTACGCATGAACAAGCCGTTGGTGTCGTGACGCGCCCAGCCGGCGAGCTGCAATTCCTTGTCGTAGGTGAGCGACAGCAGCTTGCCGTCCGAGCGACAGGTCCACACGATCTGCCACGGCACCCGCGACCACGACCACGAAGTAATGGTGAAACCCTCGAATAAATGGTTTGACAAAATACTTAAATCCTGGCCGGCATAAATGTTGGTGAAGAAGTTATAGGCGATATCACGAACGGTATAACCTAATTCCTGGACAAATAATAAATCGTAGTTTGCGCGGATCGGCGGCACGATCGGCGTGAAGCCGTTACTCTCCTGCGGGATGGCCGATTCGGAGGCCGGCGTCAGCGGCGAGTACTGGCCGCCCGCGCCCGATACCTGCCAGACGTCGAGGCCTGTCGCGACCAGCAGGCCGCCGGGACCGCCCTGCACCATCCACTGGATGGTATTAACCTGCTGTCCCCACGGCGTCATGATGATCGCGTCGGTATCGATCGGCGGCATCGACGCATCCATATTGAGAAATGCGCCGGTCTGACTGAACCACAGCGTGTCCGGATTGTTGAGCGTCGCGGCGTAAACTCTCCTCGACTGAAAATACCCGGGCACGCCCGGCCAGGTGCCGGTCTGCGGTCCGATCGTCAGGGTGGCAGTTGCGCCCGAACCTTGCCCGCTGATCGTGATCGTATCGCCCGCCTGATAGCCGCCCCCGGCGTCCTGAACGATATAGCCGACGACGCCGCCGGCGGGGCCGGTGGCGCCCGGCTGCACCACCGGCAGGATCACCGCGCCGGAGCCGGTCGGCGAATTGATGGTGACGGTGGTGGTCTGCTGCATATAGCCGTCGCCCTGCGCGGTCGGCGCGACGTACTGAATCTGACCGCGGGCAAACGGGTTGAGATGCAATGGCGGCGTCGTCGTCCAGTCGGGAAAGATATTCTGATCCATGAACTGGTTGCCGAACGCACTGCCGACATAGCCGAAGGCCGAGCCGATCGGCACCGACGCATTGGGCGGCAGGTTGGTCCCCGACGGGCCGGTATTCCAGATCGTCGCCGGCGCCCGGTAGATGTTGTAGGAGACCGCGCCGGTCACGGGCGACCACGCCACCAGCACGCCGCCCGCCGTCACCGACATGTCGACCGAGCCGGTCTGGTCGTCCATCGGTGTGTAGGCAATCGGCGAGGCAATCGACTCCTCGCCGTTGGCGTCGACCGCGGTCACGACATAGGCATACTGCGCCGCCGGCACGAAATGATCGCCGTTGTCGGCACCCGATATCGAGGTGGTCGGCGCCACGCCGAGGCTCGCGGGCGGCCCGATCGCCGAGGCGAAATCGGTGATCTGATAGACCCAGTTGTCGGGAGCATGCCGCGCCAGGTCGGCCGGCGGATACTCGGTGCCGTCGGCCTGATTGACGCAGCACAACGTCATCACGTCGGCCGACTGCACGTATTTTAAGAACGGCAAATCTTTCAATTGGTACGGCACCTGCCGGTTTTCATAGATATTCGCGACCGTCCCGCCGCCCGCATAGGCCGGCAGTCCGGTGGCATCGACCGGAATCCCCCACATGTTGCTCAGCGTAACGACATCGCCTGCGACCGCGGCGACGATAAAGGTGCGGCCGTCGAGCTCGGTCATGCCGGCCAAGCCGGAAACGAAAACGTTAGCCCCGACCGTGAAAGTGTTGCCCGGCACCGTGACGGTGAGCGGGTTGGTGTTGGTCGCGCCGGTCACGGCGAGCGGCGCGTTGGTCACATAGCCGCCGTTGGCGATCACCCGCATGTAGGGACCGATCGCATCGACACCGAACTCCAAAACGTATGACTGGTAGATGTTGAACTGGAAGCGCACCAGGACCGGCGGCAGGGCGGCCTGCGGATGCGGGCCCGGCGCCGGCGGCGGAGGGCCAGGCGGAGGCGGAGGAGGAGGCGGAGGAGGCGGAGGCGGCGGAGTAGCGTCGAACACCACATCGATGCCGTACCAATCATCGCGGAGCACTCCGATCGGCGGCAGGAAAGCGGGCGCGGAGAAACTGCCTCGCAGGCCGGTCAGCGGCCCGTTGGTGGTCGGCAGCACGCCCGGCGAATGCATCAGGCTGCCGGTGGCCGGAAAAAAGCCGGCGATGTAGACGGTACCGGCAGTGATTGCCACCGGAGTGATCGGCACCGTGATCCAGCCCGCGTCGCCGGGCGGATAGCCGGCCTGGGCCAGCTGAGCGCCGGTAGCATCCCACAGGCCGACTACCCCGCCAGCCCCGTTGGTGCCGGCCGGCCCCGCATAGACCATGATGGCGCTGACGTGACCGTCGACCGTGGAGTCGAACCACAGGCCGTAGGTCGAAGGCGCGGCGAAGATCGGCGCCAGCGGCACGGTGCCGGGCGGAAAGATGCCGCTCGAGGCGCGCGGCGCGGCGGCACGCGCACCGACCAGAGCACCGACCGGCGCCGACGGCGCTCCGCCGGCGCCGACCGGCGTCGGTGACAGGCCAACGAACTTCGTGCCTGCGCGCGAGCTGGCAGGGCCGCGGCGGCTGACGAAGCAGTTGCGCATCACCGAAGCGCCCTGCTGCACGGCCTGGGCGGTGACGCGGCCCCACACCGACGGCGCGAGCTCGCCCGACGAGAACGACGACTTGAGGAGGGTGACGGTCACGGCCTAATAGGACATCCCGTTAGGCATGATGATCTGCTGCCACGACGCAATGAACGGCGCCGGCCCGCCGAAGCGATCGCCGAAGCCGCCGCCGACGCCGCGGATCAGCATCCAGTCAACCGGCAGGTCGCTCGAGGTAATGCCCTCATTGCCGTCGGAGACGCGGGCCGTCTGGATCAGCCCGACGGCGAGCTGCACGCGCGCCGCGAGCAAAGCCTTGTCCCCGGTGAGCGGCATCACGAACCACGCGGCGAGCGTGCCGATCACCGCATTACGCAGTGAGGTTCCCCACATATCGACGTTGCTCACCCAGCCGGTATAGACCGCCTCGGCGGCGCGGGCGTTGGTGAGGATGACGGAAATCTCGTTGCCGTCCCGATCCTCATCGACGGCCGGCACGAACGGCATCGCGGTGTTGACACGGGCGAACTGCCGCAAAGAAAGATTCGTCATCAGCGGCGGCTGGGTGGCCGAGACGTCCTCGGGGTTAAGCGGCATGACGAAACGGATGGTCAGGGCGTCAGCCGGATAGGCGTAGGAATAGGTCCACGGATAGGGCGGGATCGGCAGCTTCGATCCATCGGGATTCTCGGGCGTACCACGAGCGGCTTTGAGCAGCGCCAAAGGCTTCTGCTTGCGGGCCGCGTTCCAATGGGCGGCCTGGAACACCGACTCGGCCTGGATCTGGTAATTGCGCGAGGCGACCTGAGCGGCGAGGTTGTTGGGCGGCGACGCCGGATCGATGCCGGTGATCGAGGTGCGGGCGCTGATCTGGTCGAGCGCGAGGTTGCAGATATCGACCGGTGTCATCGTCAAGCCCCGCTGGGCGTCACCCACTTTTGCGAGGTCTCGTCCCACATCTCATAGAGCGGCACGTCAGTATTCTGACCCAGGATGCGGTTCTGGTGATTGTTGACGTCGATCTTGTCGTGCTGGCGCAGCTGCGTGCAGTAGGGCCCACGCACACCCTCGGCAAGCGCGAACTCCTCGCCGGCAGCGCACAGCCGCGCGCCGATATAGGCCGGGGCAGTCAGGCGGTATCTAGTCATGTGCTTTCTCGCTCTGGCATGCGCCAACCGCTCTAGTCGGCGTCATAGCTTGGGAGTCCTTCGCCGTCGCCGCCGTAGAAACGCTGACGGCGGCCTCGGGAGCGGGCTTCCTCCTCCTCGGCCCGGTCGACCTCCTCCGGCTCTTCCTCGTGCGGCAGCATACCGACGATCTGCAATTCGATACGCGAGCATGACTTCGGTTGATTGGTCGCCGGGTCGATGTTCTCGGTCTTCGACGCACAGGTCACCTTGGCGGTGACGTAGACCTCGAGGATGTCGCCGACGTCGGGCAGATCGCCGGCGAGGCCGAGCTTCTCGAGCGAATCGTCATCGAGCGAAATGCACAGCCCGTAGGGATACTGCGGCACCTTGAGGGGCATCGGCGCCGTCATCTCCTCGGTTTTTTCCTTGATCTCCTCCGGCGTGCGCGCCATGTCGATCATCTCGCCATGCGGCCACCCCTCGATATCGGGCTCGGTCTCGTAGAAGGGCTCTTCCCGCCCCATCGGGGCTATCTGGTTCTCGTAGGCCACGGGCTGGTACTCCCTCGGTACTCCCTTCAATGGTCTCGGCCGCTCGCGCGGAATCGGCCGGCGCGCCGGCAAGTCCCGCGGAACGGTGGCTCTCGGGGCCGGCGGCGCCGTGCGCCGCACACTGGTTCCCTTCTCGCTCGGCGCCAGGATCTTCGGCGCGCTGCCGGGCACCGATCGCGGCACGCTGACCGGCGGCGCCGCGATCGAGGCCCGCGGCTGCTCGCCCCGATCGCTGCCGTAGGTCAGCACCTGCTGCCGCAACCGCTGCAGCCCGGTGCCGCGCCACCGCGGCGCCTCACGCGGGACGACTTCGCGCGACGGTCGCGACTGCGAGGACCCGTCGGTCCCCGGCGCGGTCGTTCTAGAGCCTTCACGCGGCGCCGGCAGCTCGCGGCGCCTGGCCGTCATGATCGTAGGCTGGCCCTGGCTCGCCGGCGCAGCGCCGCCGGTCGGCCGCGGCTGCTTGCCTCCGGGGTTCTCATACGAAAGCTTGCCGCCGCGCAGTCGCTCAATGCCGGTCGCCGCCATCTAAAGCCTCCTACGCCGCTGCGCCGGGCGTGCCGGCCGGTGCCGCAACCGCAGCCGGCGCTCCCGGCGCTACCGCGGGGGGCGTTGCCGCCGGGCCGGGCCCGCCCTCGCCGGGACCGGCGGCCATCTCGTCGTCGTGACGGGCGCTGAGCGCCGCGAGCTCGTCCTCGTGCTGCTTGTGAAGGGTATCGCGCGCCTTGGCATGACGCGCATGGGTATCGGCGCGCTCCTGGCTGTGACGTTCGCTGCGGCTCGGGGGCCGCCTCTCGTCGCTGTCCCTGCCGCCGCCCTTGCCTCGCCTGTACCAGTCTCTCGCCATGGGCCTTACTCCTTGTCCTCCGGCAGGCCGTACCAGCGACCGGCCGCATCATCGAAAATCACGTGCCCGCCGGGCGTCACATACTGGTCGGTGCCCGCCTTGCTCTCCCATTTCGGGGTCTTGCCGGGCACCGCGTGAACGCTCTCGTCCGAGAAGGTCGCCGCGTAGGGGGTCTTCCAGGCGTCCGGGAAATGGCGCTGATTATCGTAAGGGTTGATCGCGGTCTGGGCCCTCTCGTCGCCGGATTTCATGGCCTTCCAGAAGCCGCGCATGTCGTAGACGGCCTTGGGACCCTCGTAGTCGCCGGTATGGATCTTCTCGTCCTTCGCCCAGCTCTGAAATTCGCGCTCGTCCTTGGGCGAAAGCCTGGTCGTATACGGTCCCGGCTTGGCCCACTGCCTGTTGCGAGCGAAATTCTCTTCCGGCGTGAACATGTCCTCGGGATTGTCGCGCGGCCGCGGCCGCGGTAACGGCATGCTCCGCAGGCTGTCCACGTTCGCGGACGTGACCGCAGACGAGGGCAAGGGAGGCGGCGGCGAGGTTGCAGGCGCGGCGTTGGCAACAAGGCCCATTGCCATCTCTTCGCCTTCTAATCCTTCCCGTACCAGCGATCGCCGCGCTTGCGCTCACGGCTCATCCGTGACAGCCGCAGCCCGAGATTCGCGGCGGCACGCAGCGAGGGATTCGACGAACGCTTGTCGACCTCCATCTGGGCGTGGACCGAACGACCGGCGCGCCGTGCCCGCTCGGTCATCCTTCCGGGTCGCTTGATGGCCTTGCCGATCCATTTCTTGGCCTCGGCCATGTCAGTCCTCCTGCCGCTTCCTGCCAACGCGGGTGAGAACCTGGCCAGGCGCGGGATCGAGCTGCGGCAGCCGCGGGCCGACCAGCCGGCCGCCGGCACCGAGCTCGCGGGCCGGAATCCCGCCCTTGTGATCGCCGACCGTGGCGATCTCCTCGTCCTTGTCTTTGTTGAACTCCTCGCCCTCATACCAGCGGTTGTTTTTGCCGCGCTTGGGCTTGGGCGGTGGATCGATGGCCATCACGATCACTTTCTGTCGTACCAGTTGCGCGGCTTGCCGGACCTCACCGGCTTGCCCTCTTCCACCCGCTCGGGCAGCTTGCCGCCGGGATCGGCCTCGGCGAACTCGCGCGCCGCGGCGCCCTCCTTGGTCTTCTTGTTGCGGTTGGCGAACGCCCAGCGGCGCTGTGCCTGCGAGACCGGCGGCATCAGTCCGCACCGTTCAGCATTTCGACGAACCTGCGCCGCGTCGTCGCCTCGTCCTTCATGGCGCAGTCAAAACAGATACTCTCATTGTTGGGCCCGTAAGGGCGCAGTTCATCAACGTTGCCGCACAACTCGCATTTACCGTTGAAGGCATCGGGATCACGCCGGTCGGCAATGATCACATTGCCTTTGCGTTCGAACAGTTTCGGCATCAGATCCTCGTCCACATCATGGTCGCCGCCGTATAGCGAAAGCGTGCGCTTCCCCCGGCCGGCAGGTTGGCGACGACGCCGTTGGTGGCAACGCCCGACGCCGTGATGGTCTGAGCGAAGGCTACGTTGGTGGCGTTGACGAGCACGAAGACCTGCCCGTCGACCGGCGTCGCCGGCAGGGTGACGGTGACGGCACCGGTCAGCGCCGCCGGAAAGATCAGGGTCGGCGTCGTCGCCGTGACGGCCCCGGTGGTGACGGTGGTGACGGTCGAGCTGCCCGCGAAGGCCGCGATCTGGCTCAGCGTCACCGAGGCCTCGACGCTGCCGAGCTGGCCATTCTGCTGGCGCGGAATGACGTGGAATATCTCAAGCCCGGTGAGCGGCGAAGGCAACGGCGGGCCGGCCTGCGCCAGCGCCAGGCCCGGCAAAGCCGCAACAGCAAGAACGCCCCAAAGCAACCTTCTCATGTCGACCTCATCGTTTGTTTCAAGAAAGGACCGCGGCGCAGAATTCGGTGATCACCACTGCCCCGGGACCGCCCTTGCCCTCTACGAGAACCGTTCCCGAACCGGTGGCCGGAACCGCAATCGAGCCCGAACCGCCGCAGCCGATATCGCCGTCGAAACCGTTCGAAGATGCGTTCTGCACGCGGTTGCAGATCGGATATTTGCCGTAGTAGCCCATGCCGCCGCGGCCGATCAGCGCCCCGTTCTGCCCCACGGGCGGGCCGCCGCCGTAAGCCGGCCCGGCCTGATTGAGGAAGGACAGACCGGCAAACCCGGATTCGCCGCCGTGAAAGAACACCCCCGGCGGCGGCGCCGCATAGGTGACCGCCGGCGCTCCGATGGTTTTGAGGAGGGGCGCACTCCAGCCGATCGGCTGTCCTTCAAAGCTCCCGTCATATCCGCCGAAGCCGTCGGTGTCGTTGCCGTCCCTGCCGCCGTGAACCCAGGTGTTAGGTCCGAAAAACGTTTTCTTCTGTTCGTCGGTATATTGTCCCTGCATGCCGCCTGGGCAGACGACGATGTTGCGCGAGGAGCCGACCTGCGCTGCCGACATCACGAACCGGATATAGGCTCCGGCGCCGCCGCCACGGCCGACGAACCAGCTGGCGCCGTCGGCCGTCACCGGCTCGCCGGCGCCGCCGGCGCCGATCAGCTCGACGATCACGTACTGCATGCCGGGCGACGGCGTATAGGTGCCGGACGCCGTAAATACGGCGAGATCAACCTTGACGAAGGCGGTGACCGGCGCAGCCGCCAGCACCCACGCGGTGCCGTTCCACAGTTCCAGCAAGCCGGTATTGGGGTTGTACCAGGGCTGTCCAGGCTGCGGGTTTGGCGGGGCAGCTGCCCCAAACGATATGGTGACGACGGGCTCGACCCACGCCGAGCCGCTCCAGAGCGTCAGGAGTCCGCTCACCGGATTCCACCAGAATTGTCCGGTCGTCGGATTTGCGGGAGCGGTCGGAGATACGCTTGCGGTCGAAGCCAGCTGCCAGCTTGAGCCGTTCCACACCATCAGCTGGCCGGTGGTGGTGTTGAACCACGGCTGGCCGAGGTTCGGGTTGTCGGGCGGGAGACCTCCCGCGATCACGCCGCCGTTGCCGAGCGAGGCAATCTGGGCCGTCGTCGCGCTCGCCAGGATCGAACCGGGATTGCCGTTGAGCTGCAGCGGCAGCACCAGGACGCGCTCGGTGCCGGCAAGCGACGGCAGCGGCGGAGCGCCCGGCCACAACGGGACAATGCCGTAACTCATCGCATCCCTCCTCGAACCGCTCCTTAAAACCACTCGTAAATGATGACGTAGCCGGCCATGCCGTTGCCGCCGGCCATCGCCGCCGTCGCCGCATCGGCCCACGCAGCACCGGAGCCTCCACAACCCGGCGAGTTCGGGTTCCTGCCGTTTCTCTGCTGGCCAGCCCCGCCGGCAACCATGTCGCCTCTAGCACTGCCGCCGCCGCCGTCGCCGCCTTTGGCAAACGGAAAAGTCGTGCCGCCGGCGCCGATTCTTGCCCAAGCCATTCCGGCTTGTCCTGCCTGACCTTCCTGGAACCAGCTCGGCAGTCCTCCGGCTCCGCCTCCCGCGCCGCCCTCCGGGTTCTGATAGATATTACTGGCATCACCGCCGATGCCTCCATTTCCCCCGGTAACCCAGGTTCCCTGCGAGCCTGAATTAAGCACAAAATAACTCTGGCCTCCGGCCACTCCGGTATCTGCACCAACGCTGCCGGTGCCACCGCCACCGACGACGACCGGCACCTGGGCGGTCGGCAAATCCACGCCCCGGATATACATCCGTTCCGAATATCCGCCTTCGCCGCCGCCACCCCCGGAAGCCGCGACGTTGGGAACACCATTGACGCCGCCGCCACCACCGCCGCCGCCTTTTACTCTCGCCAGCAACATCTGAGTATTCGGACTTGCAGTGAACTGATAGGTGCCGGTCACATTGAATATCGTAACTCTGCCGGCCGGGCTTGGTTGAGGAGCCACGGCGACCCATTGCCCATCCCCACGGAGAAAGTTGGCGATGTTCGCGCCGGGCGGTGGCACTGCGCCCTGAAGAGCGGATGTAAACAGCGGGAGCTGCGCGGGGAGAGCGGTGCCAGAAATCTGCGTGAAGCTATAATCATTCGCGACCGCGACCACCGCACCGGTCCGGCCGAACACGCTTGCAACAGGCACCGTCGGCGTGGGCGGCGCTGCCCATGTCCCATCGGCCCGCAAAAAATTCGCCGTGCCTCCTCCGCTCGCCGGTACGTCTCCATTCCAAGTTCCGGTGAACTGTGAGCTTTTCACGACCACCCACGATCCACTCAGCACGAACTCGAGATAGCCGCTCGGCGCAGGCGTGACGATTGAGTTGCGCACGACTAGGATCTGCGCTGCGCCATCCACCGTCAAAATATTTTCGCCGGCCGGTGGCACGATAGTGACCTGGGCATTGGACCATATGACGCGCAGTCTTATTCCATTCGTCGCAATCGCCGGCAGTGTGTAGGTCCGCATCGCGGACGTCTGCGTGATGAAAACCAGCCGGTCGCTCGGCTGCATCACATAGTCGGCGTCCGGCCCTGCCGTAAAGGAAGCTTCCGGATCGATCCAGATCCCGTCTGCCCGCAGAAAATGCGTATCGTCGACGGGCTCGCCGGTCGCCGGCACCAGACCGTTCTCGGTCGCGGTGAATACGTTGGTGATACCGACCGGATGCCACTGCGACCCATCCCACACGTTCACGAGGCCGGTGGTAGTGTCGAACCAGAAGGTGCCCGGCCCCGGATTGACCGGCGGCGTATCGGAGATCACCGCTCCACCGGACGCGCCTTTTAAAATCTGCTCGACCGTCGCGGTCGCCAGGTTGGGACACGGCCGGCCGTTCTCGAACGGCAGCAGAAACACCTGCTCGTTACCGTTGAGGTCACCGCGCAGCGGCGGCACGCCGATCCCGAAAAACCTGTCCCCGAGCAGGCTCATGTCTTATCGGCCCGTCATCGGCGCCGGCCCCGCGCGCCTGGTCTGCGCACCGGGCCCGAACGCCGGCATGGCGGCCGCAAACCGCGTCTCGCCCGGCAGCCGCTGGCTCATCTCGGCGAGCTTGGCATTGAGCAGCGGCGGCGCAGCGGTGCGCGGCCCGCGCGTGAAATTGTGCCCGATCGGCGGGATCTCGCGCGCTTCGCGGCCCTCACGCCGCAGCTTGAGCTCGCTCGCCATCCGCACCACCGCGCGCTGCCACTCGATGCGATTGAGCTTGAGCACTTCGGGGTCGCTGCCGAGCAGCTGGGCGGCCTCCGCCATGTCGCCGATATCGATCGGCGCCGCCGACGCCGGCAGGCGCTCGAGCATACGCACGACGGCGATCGCCGCCGCCCGGTTCAAGGGCTGCATGTGCTCGTTGGGCACCACGCTGGTGACGACGATTGCGGACTCCTCGTAGAGCGTCGCCTCACGCCCGATGCCGAGGAAGCAATCGCTCGCGATGTAGTAGGTCGGCTCGCGCTCCTGCACGATCGAGCGGTCGTCCTGCTGCATGGCGAAGCATTCCGGCAGGTTCTCGTAGCCGGAGCCGGCGAGCGGATCAGCGTCGCCGTTGTTGCGCTTGCGGTTGTTCCCCTTGGGAGCCTCTTCCGACAGCTTGAACTGCTCGGGTTGGGTATTCGGTTCCATGTTTGATTTCCTTATCCGCGGCGTGCGAACTCGACGCCCGCGCTCGGCGCACCCTCCTCGTCGACCCACTCGGCTTCGCCCTTCGCAATCATCGCTTCCGCCTGATCGCGATAGACGGCGCCGGAATGGGTCTCGGCCGGATTGTCGGTGACGGCGAGCACCGTGCCGTGGTGATGGCTGGCGTGGTGCTCGCCGAGAATGCGCAGGCGTCCGATCACGCTCATTTATTTTTCTCGCTCTGGCATACGCCAACCGCTTACGCGACTGCCCTAGAAGTTGGCCGGGTACTGGCCGAGCGTGTCCTGGGCCGAGGTATCGCCGAGGCCGATGTAGCTCTTGAGGTTCAGCCCGGTGGCGGCGCCAACGACCGTGAAGCCGATCTGCAGGAACCGCGGCAGCGGCGCACCAATCGGCCGGCGCGGCAGATCGAAGTCCGCAATCATGTAGAGCCCCTCCGCGAAATTCGCGGTGATGTCGGCGAGGGTGAGCACGTCGCTCGTGATGTACGGCACGAACGTCAGGCCCGCGATCGTGCCGCCGCCGTTGTCGACCGCGCCGAGCAGCTGCACCTGCAGCGAGGTCAGCCCGGCCGGCGTGGTAGCGGGGTCGGCGTAGACGTTGATCGAGGGATCGCCCATGCCGCGCCCGGCGCCGAGGTCCTGGCCCCAGAAGCGCGTCGGCGGCGTGGTGTCGGGCCGGATACGGCCGATGATGGCGTTAGGCGGCACCACATAGGTGCCGGTCAGCGTATCGAGCGCGAGGCCCTGCAACAGGTCATAGGTGAGTTCCGACACCGCGGTGGCGGTGACGGCCTGGCCGGGCTGCGCCTTGAAGAAAGTAAGATTCTGGTCGTAGAGAGCCATTGTTTCCTCCTCTCAGACCACGCGGGCCTCGGTGTCGAGGATCGAGTCCTGGACTCCGATCGGCACGTTGCGCCAGTTGACGATCGGGCGGCCGGCGTAGTCGGTCGGCGACAGCAGCACGTTGCGATCGCGGATGGCCTGCACGTCGAGCGCGGCGCGCACGGTACGATCGCAATACATTTTCAGGCGGACGGCAGGCGCCATGCGGTCGGGCGCGTCGGTCTTGGTTATGCCCGACACCGTGCGGCCGGCGGTCGGGAGCCTGACGATCGCCCTCGCCATGATGGCGAACAGGTCCGGCGGGGTGGCTCCCAGAAGCCCCGCCGTGGTGGTATCGATGTTGCACATCCTAATGATATACCTCCAGTCCTCGACGACGAGGCCGAGCTGCCACTGGAACAGCGAGGTATAAGCCTCGAAGCGCAGCATGTTGGCGTCGAAGCCGGGCACGACATCGCCCTTGTCCTGGAAATCAAGGCCGGCCCGCGAGCCGCGCGGAAACACGCCGTAAGCGGTATCCTCGCCCCAGCCGATAATCCAGAGACTGGAATTGCTCGAGCCGGTGCCGCCGCAGTCAAATATATTGACGGCATTTTGCGCGATAACCGGATTAACCGTATTGAAATACGGCGAGAAACCCGTGAACTGCTCGGGCACCGTCCAGCTGTTGCCGTAGGTGAGCGTCGAGGACTGCTGCTGCGACATGCCCTGCATGTGCGCGATGTCCTCCTTCATCCTCATAGTCGCCTCTTGTCCGCCGAGGCGGCAGAGCTCCTTGTCGATCTGCGAATAGGTGCGCAGAAGTGACATGCCGAACTCCATCTGAGCCCGGTTGCTCTTCGTGTAGGGCGAACCCTGGTAGTAGCGGATGTACGTGCCCTTGGGCAGCGAGGTCCGCACCGTGGTGACATGCGTGGTAAGCGCGTTCGCTTCCACCATCGGCATGTCTTCGATCAGTTCGTTGCTCTGGCTGAGCAGCTCCGCCATGTCGGCGATCTTGCCGTCGGGATCGAGCGATCTCCCCAGGTCGGCGAGTGTAATAAATGCCATCGTTGCGACTCCGGCGTCCAAGACGCGCGCAGAGCCAGATCGTTTAAAACCCCATGCCAGCGGGGCGGTTCAGCTATTCGACGCGGTCGATCGACTTGTCGTACCAGCCTCGCGAACCGGAAGCGCGTTGCGGTCTTACCGGCGCCGGGTTGGAAACCAACATGCCGTCTTCGAACACATTCAGCTGATCGGCCAGGCGCACCAGGAGACGGATGAAGGGCGGATAATTGCCCATGCCGTTGTTGTCCACGTGCCTCAGCAACGCCGCGGCGTCCTCCGGGGAGCTGAACTCCTCGATCATGCCCTTGGCCTTGCTCAGGTTCGTATGCAACCTGTTGCCGCCGATCTCCCGGTCATTGCGAAGATCATCGCGCCACCCGGCGTTGAGGTCGTCCCAAACCTTGCGCTGGTGCGCGGTGAGCTCCCGGTGGACCCGTTCGATCTCCTTTTTGTGGAGGTCGAGCAGTCCCTGGCCGCGATCCTTGGCGGAGAGCTCGCCGTTGTTGATCAGGTCAACGAACGTCTTTGCTTCTTCCGCTTCGGCGTTGGCGCCGTCCGGCAATGACAGGTCGGTGATACTCAGCGGAGCCGGGGCCTCGGCCTTTGGGGCCTCTTTAGGCGTGGCATCCTTCGGTGCCGGGTCGGTCTCGGCCTTGGCGTCCTTGGCGGCGGAATCCTTGGGAAGACTTTGCGCCTCGGCCGGCTTTGCGTCCTGCCCTGCAGGTGCCGCGGTATCGGCCTTTGCCTCGGTTGCCTCGGCGGCCGGAGCCGGCGTGGCGGGGGGCTTCCCCTCTGCCGAGCTGAGCAGGCTCGGCGGAGATTCAGGACTAACGGATTCGGCGGGCGGTGTCGAGTCGACCGGGGCCGCCTGTCCACCGGCAGGCGCCTCCGCAGGCGCAGCGGCGGCCGCTGGTGCAGCTGGCGGCGGCGGCGCTGCGCCGCCGCCAGGCGCGTCGCCAGACGCGCCGGCATTGTCGTCCGGGGCCATAAACCGCGCGCGCAAAAGCCATCGGTCAATCAGCATCGGTCACCCCTTCGGCGCCTCTCCGCCGGGCGGCGGCAGGTCATAGCCCTGCATCTGCATCGCGATATTCTCCTCGCCCTGACGCTTGCGCTCCTCGTCCATACGCAGGCCGACGATCCGCTCGTCTTCCTTGCGGGCCTCTACCAGCATCATCGTCATCAGGTCAGGGAAAGCCTGAATCGAACTGTAAAGCCGCAGCCCGACATTCTGCTCGCCGAGCGCAAAGGCGGTGGTGTCGGGCTGACCGGGAGCAAACGGCGAATTCCAGATGTGACAGGCCTCGAGCAGACGAAACATCCACGCGCGACCGTTGCGATGCGACAGCAGCCTTCGCAGGGTCTCGGCGTCGTCGAGCTGACGGCGCGCGTCGTCGCGCTGGGCATTGTTCTCGGCGACCGGATCGCCGGCATCGAATGCATAGGCAGCTGCAGCTCCCCCGGTTCCGCCATTTGCCCACGTGTCGGTCATTCAACGCTCCATCGCTCTCCGGCCTGACACGCCCCCGGACCTGGCGATCAGAGGGGAATCCGCCCGAGGGGACAGGACAGATTCGCCGGGAGCGATGGATTCCGGGAAACTCAATGCCTCACGTAACCGCCCGGCCCCAGCAACGGGTGGACGGTCCGCACCGACTTCGGCGAGCGCACATTGCGCTCCAGCCGCTCGAGCTCGCGGGCGACGTTCGACCACATCAGGTCCATGCGGTGGCACGTAGCAAGCTGGCGGGCGCCGCCCGTCGCCTGCACGAGACCCTCGCGCAGCCGGCGGTACGCGACCCGCCATGCCAGTGGCGCGCCGCGTACCTCGGCTGTCGGCGATGCGCGTCCCACATCGTCGAGGCCTGCGCGCTGGATACAGATGCGCCGGCACGCATCGAGGTTGTGGGCAAGGCGCTTGCGATTGTCGACGCCCGCCGCGGTCGTCTCCCAGCCGGCGAGGTGCATGCAGGCCTCCGCGGCGATGCGCAGGCCGTCGATCACGCGCTCGTAGCTCTGCCGCTCGATCATCAGCGAACCCTGACGCACGGGATCGCCGTTGGCATCGAGCAGGATGCCAGGGCCCTCGTCGTCGTCGGGGCGGTCGGTGGTCACGGGAGTGTGCCCACGACACCGAGGGCCTGAATAAGGATGCGGCGCTCCAAGGCGGTTGAGAAAGGATAATGCTCGATCAGATCGGCAAGCGCCCTGGCGGCCGCAGAACGCATTTCGACAAGCTTAGTCGGCGGCGAGGTGACGATCGTCAGCGGCCGGGCGGCGGAGGCTTCAGTCAGCATCGACTCCATGTCATGCAACGCCGCGAGGTTAGGCGCGTCAGCCGGGCTGCCGACGATCGGAGATCCGCTAAGGGCGTGGGCCTTCGCGGCCAGCGCCTCGAGGTAGCGCTTGCTCGCCTCCGGCACCGGCTCGCCGACGTCCTTCGGCCCGACCCAGGTGCCCTTGTCGGGCAGCTTGCGCTTGATCGGCTGCACCGTCTGGCCTCCTTGGCCGTGCCGGCGATCGATGTGGCTGACAGTCTCGCCTTCAGGTCCTACCAGTGCCATCTGTCCTCCTTGAGGAATATGAGGGATCTTGGGAGTTGCGGCGGAAGCGCTCATCCCAATTGCTACGCAGTTGCTCGTTCTCGTCGCAGAGACGGTTTGCGTCTTTGGCTTGCGCCTCCACCAGCTCACGCAGCCGCTCGATTTCATCAGCGGACTCCGCCATCAGCTCGGTCGACGAATGTAGATCGCCGCGCACCGCGCCCCGCAGCCGGTCAACAATGTCACTCACTGCCGGTTCTTTCACCTGCATCGGCGGCACATAACGCCGTTCCACTTCGCGCAGCCGCTCAATCTCGTCGGCGGCGTCGCGCATAGCTATTTGCTCGGCTGACGCCGGCCTCGGCCGAGGTCGAAAAACACACAAGGCCGACGAGGAGAAGAGACCTCACTGCGGCAGCCCGGTCTGGCCCGGCGCCTGGCCGCCGAATCCCGACATCAGATTGATGGCGTTCTGCATGCCGCCCGGATCGATCTCGCTTGCGTCCTTGGCGGCCTTGGCGACGCCCGGCGCCTGGGCTGCCGCCTGCATCGCCTGCTGCTGCTGGATCGCCTTGGTCTGGGCCGCGAGCCGCGCCTTGCGCAGCTGCGCCACGTCCTGCTCGGAGCGCAGGCAGTCCTTCGGGAAGTTGCTGATGTCAAGATAGCGCCGCGCCGTCTTGTCGATGTCGATATTGTCGTCGGGATGCGCCTCGGGATAGGCGGCCTTGAGCTGGGTCACGACCGAGAGCGCCTTTTCCATCACCGCGGTCTCGGCGGCCCGCTGCGCCACCCGGATCATCGAATCGAATTCGATCTCGAGCGGCACGCCGAGCAGCGACGGCGGCTTGGGCAGCAGCAGCCGGCGCCGCGCCATGATCTCGCATACTCGGCGGATGTCGTCGGCGAGCTCACGCTCGACGTTTTCAACGACAGGGCCGAGCCGCTGCAGCTTCTCGCCGCGGCGCTCGGCGATTTCGAGTTCGTTGCGCGGCTGAATACCCTCCAGATTATCCAACATCATAAACGCATCGTTGAAAAACCATTTCTGGATGCGCCCCTGAATCTGGCCGATCAGCGCCGTCATGTGCTCGACGTCGAAGCGCAGGTCGTAGATCGACTTCATGCCCTTCGAGATGTCGTTCACGTAGGTGACCTTGCCGGGCAGGATCGATGACGGCTGGTTCTTCATGCCGACGTCCGCCAGGAGCGGAGGCCTGACCATCTTCTCGATCGCCTCGGCCTGGCGCAGCGTCATCATGTGCAGCTGCATGATGTCGGGCAGCGCGTCCATGCCGACGCTGCGGCCGTAGGCGTCGTTCGACAGCACCGTCCACCGCGGCACGATGAACGGTTTAGACCGAAAGCCGCGCACCGACAGCGGCCGCGGCGAGAATTTCGCCCACTCCCAGAAATATTCGCGGTAGGTAAAGCCTCCCGGCACCACGCCGAGGTTAGCGTCGCCCATGCCGGGCATCTGCAGCGAGAAATTAGGCTCGATCGCGTGGGCGACGACCACCTCGGTCTCAAGCGAGGCGCCCTTGTTCTCCCACAAGGTCTGAACCTGTTCGCTGCAGTTCTCCAGGCCGAACCGGTCAACGGTCTGATGCGCGGTCTGCACGAAGGTCCGGTAAAACGAGTTCACTCTGCCGTCGCCGCCGGCGCCGAGGTAATACTCACCGGCACACGGGTTGTAGCAGCGGATGACGTCCTTGCGGTCCTCGTACATGATCTTCGGCGCGGTACCGAACACCACAAGGTCCTCAAACATCTGCGTGCCGGAATTGTAATAGTTGGAGCCCGACAGCACCTGATAGACGCGCCGCACCGTGTCCTGAAACCACAACTCGGCGGCCCGGTCGGGCCGGAACACTTCGAGCGACGGCTTGATGGTGAACCACGGCCGCGAGCTCGACATCAAACCCGACCGCATGCCGGCGACGCATACACTGACGGCCTGGGCTCCCGTCGGGTCCTTGATCGACTGGTTGATCGCCAGGCCGCGGTTCATCGTGTTGGGCGTAATCAGCCAATGATAGCGGCGCGGAAGGATCGCCTCGGCCAGCCTCGACCAGTGCTGCCACCACGAAAGCCGCCAGTTGCGCAGACCGTAGAGGCGGGCCTCAAGCTGCAGGCGCACCTCCTGCCAGTCGGGCTTGTCCTCATACCACTTGCTGCGCGGCAGCGGCTGCGCGGTGGCGAGGAGGGCGTCGTCGGCATACTCGTAATGCGCCAGCAGCTGCTGGTCGAACTTCCGAGAGAAATCAGCCGGGCGATACATGTCAGGTAAGCCCGATACCGGCACCGCCGGCACCGGCGAGGGCCGGATTCGCGGTCGCCACCTGCTGGCGGATCTGGTTGGGGCCCGTGGTCAGGTTCGTGCCGCCCTTCGCGGTGCCGGGCCGCTGCGCCTGCATCTGCATCATGCCGGCCGACGCGAAGGTCGGCGGATTGGCGCCGGGCGGCGGAGGCGGCGGAGGCGGCGGAGCGGGAGGAGCGGAGAACAAACCCATCGGGATCACCACACGAGGAGGAGGCCTGCGGCTGCTCCGCAGACGATCGAGAGGCAGTTGAAGGCGACGCCGACCACGTTGAACCGCAACGTGTAAGCGGCGCAGCTGAGATAGACGACGCCGACGCTGGCCGCGGCGAGTTCCGCCGCGGCCAGGCGCTCGAGGCGGAGGGCGGCCACGAACACCAGAACCAGATAGAGCGCGCCGTGGGTCAGGCAGCCGATCGCGGCAAGCTGCAGAAATTTCCTGGGCGGCAGGCCGTCCTCGATCGCGGCTTTAAGGAATCGCTCGGGGTCCATCAGCACCTCTCAGTACTTCAGCGGATCGTAATCGACCTCGTGCATGGTCTTGCGGCGCTCGATGATCCGCAGCTCGACGTCGATGCGCTCCGCGAGCGTCAGTGTGCGCATGCGCTCGGCGATCAGCGCGTCGTATTCGGGCTCGTTCGTCCACAGCGGCTTGGGCGTGTCGGCGACCAGCTGGTCATGCACGAGCTCGCGCTGCTCGCGATCGGCCTCGCCCTGGCCGGCCGGCAGAGCGTTACCGTCGGGCAACCGATCGCGGCCGGGCTGGTAGAGGGCGCGCGTAGTCATTAGGGGAGTCCGCTCAACGCCCCCACCCCAGCGGATCGTAGTCGCTCTCGTGACCGGGCGTCGCCCCGCGATGCGACCACATCGACGCCGGCCGCACCGCGGCGCGCTTGAGACCGGACAGCACGATATAGCGCATGGTGTCCATCAGGTGATCGGCCTGACCGTCCTTGACCCGGCCCTTGTCGTCCCTATGGTAGAAACGGTATTCTTGCAGCCAGTTTTGCAGCGTGCGGAACGCCTTCATCCGGCCGGTCGACAGGCGAATCCAGCACTCGTGAATGCCGGCCTCGAGGTCGTTGCGGGCCGGTGCCAGGTGCTCGAGGCCGAGCCGCTTGTAGATCTCGATCAGCTGCTCGCCGTCCTTCTGGCCGCGGCCGCGCGCGGCAGGATCGATCACGCCGGGAATCCACTTGCCCCGCGCCAGGATCGCGTTCGCGTGGATCGGCGGCTCGGCGTCGCCGCGGTAGTGCTCCGAGTAGAGGTAGACAATATCGGTATTAGCATCGCAGGCGGCCCACAGCGCCGCGGTGCGGTTCCAGCCGACGTCGAGCGCGTAGCACTGCGGCATCCAGTCCGGGATCTCGAACGGATCGCAAAGGACGTAGTCCTCCGCCACCGGATAGATCGCCCCGGCACCGAGCAGCGGCAGGCCCTTCGAGCGCGCCTCGCGCTGGTAGGGCTGGTACGCAGCGAGCTGGCTCGCCTTCTCCTCCTCGGAGAGGTGCGGGACGTGGTCCCAGCCGGCGTTGACGGTGTACTTGCCGCTCATATACTCGCACCCATGATAAAACCCGATACCGTCGATCTCGAAGACATCGTCACCCGGCTGCGCACTGACCGTAATGGTCGCGTGTACTGCGATGAACTTGTGAATGCTGCCGCCGACGAAATCGAGCGGCTGCGCGCCTCACAGCTGCGCGGTTACAGGGAGTGCAGCGAGGAAATAAAAAAGCTGCAAGACGAGATCGAGCAGCTGCGCCGGGTTATCGACAAGACGGAGCCCGATCCGCCTCCACCTCCGGCTTGAACCGGCAGAACGGGTCGGCATCGCCGATCCGATAGTCGCAGGTCAGCTCTTCCCCCTCCGCGATGTCGCGCAGTGCATGGTGTGTTTGGCGCGGGTCCCACGCCGGCGCCACCGCCGCCACGTTGGGGTCGTCTGAATGGTTCATGAATCGCGCATTGTCAGAACACAAAACCAGGCAGCCGGTCTCGGGGTCGAGCTGCGAGTAGGTGTCGAGAAAATCGGGATCGTACATCTTGTGCGCAAAGCTCACCGGCAGCACCAGGTCGAAGTTCGGCACGAAGCGCCACACCGGCTTGCCCTCGGCAATGAACTGCCGCGCGAAGCAGCCGATACCAGCGATCTTACTTGGCGCCAGATAGGTGCGCACAAGCAGCATCGGCTATTTCGTCTTTGCGGGCCGCAAGCAGGCTCCAATTCGGTTGCAGCCGCACCTGCGGATTAGGAACGCTCCAGCATTCGCCGGTCGCATTGAGGAACACGACCCATAACAGATCGTGCTCCTGGCCGTAGTCGATGACGAAATGCGCCCAGCCATCGCCCCTCGGCGTGTTTAACGGCAACGGCGGATCGAGCTGCAGCAACCGATCAGCTCGAGCCAAGCACCGGCGAACCGGGGTCATTTGGCGACGGCATCGACACCGAGCCGTCGGACGGTACCGGGGCCGAACCGTTGGCGCTAGGCGGCGGGCTCGCCGTGATCGAGATGTCGGTTTCTGGCTGGTGATACAGGATGTCGATCGCGTCATCCCACAGGCTGTGCCAGCTGATACGATCGTCGTCATCCCAGTGCGACCCGATCGGCGGCATCAACGCAAGAATTGCCGCAAACAACGGATGCGACAGCGCGGGCGCGCCGGCCGGCACGGCCGAGGCGGCCGAGATCGTGTTAGCGGCCTGAGTAACAACGGCCGCAGTCGAGGCCGGCGCCGGCGCGCCGGGACTTGCAGGCATGCTCATAACAAAACCCTCCTGTTTTGAAGTTTACCAATGCAAGTAAATCATCTTTCGATGACAGATCGGCATCAGGTCCGCATACAACCCGCCGGTCCTGCACGCCGCGCTTGCTCGTCAGCACCGTCATCGGCGCGGCTCAACCATTTTGAGCACGTCGGCAACCCGCTCCTCATCGCGCGGCGGCAGCGCGCCACCCGGCAGAAACATCAGCACCACTTCGCTCATCCCCTCCAGCGGCGTGAACGTCAGCAGCACGTGGCCCTGTGTCGTCATCGTGCGCACCAGCGCCTCGACGTAGACGTCCGAAGGCGGTTCCTCATCGAACCAGATCAGGTCCTTCTCGGTGCCTTCGAACGCGCCGCGGCCCTGCTCGTAGCTCTTCAGGCCGATCGTCGACCAACCGCCCGAGCGGTGACGCACCCTGACGGTATCGACGAGGTCCTGCACGCCGCGCTTCCAGGTCACCTGACCGATGTCCTCGGCGACCACCAGGCCGGTGCCTTCAACCGTCTTGGTGCGGCCGCGCACCACCACCGGACCGAACAGCTTGCGCTGCACGACGTCGCGCGTCGACTCGTTCTTCTTGCCGGCGGCCCACACCTCGACGGGACGGGCGAAGCGCCGGCCGGGCCACCACACCGGATAGCGGCCGCTCGCGTGCAGCGCGACCTCGTAGGCGCCGACCGATTCGGTCTTGCCAACCCGGTTGGCGGCGAGCATCAGCCGCTCGCGGTGCGGACTGCCATCGCAATCCGGCGGGCACGCCGGCAACGGCTCGTGATCGCCGCCGGCGGCGAAGAATTCCATGTGCCGCGGATAGAGCTCCCGGCGCAGCGGACCATCATCGGGAAAATACGCGTAGAGCCTACGCCTCTTCAGGCTCTCGTCGCTGCGACGACGCAGCTCCCTCGATAAGTGCCGGCGCCCCTCCTTCGAGAGCCTCGAGAGCTTCGGCAAGAGTGCGCTGATCTTCTGCGGATAGGACATTGAAGATTGATACCTCGGTCGGCGCCACCTCCGCCGGCAGCCCCCCGAAATGTCTGAGCAACAGCGTGTTGGCGCCGAGCTTGTCGTGCAGCCGCAGGCGCGTCGGCTTGCCGTGCTCGTCGAACTCGACGTCCGCGATCGCCTCGGCCAGGCGCGGCGGCAGCTGCGTGATGTCGCGCAGCCGGTAGCGCAGCTGGCCGGCAACTTCGACGCGCTCGTAATACTGCGGCAGCACCGCCGCGGCAATCCGATCGATGCGCACCAACGCCAGCCGCGGCCGGATGTCGAGCCACTCGGCCGCCTCGGCCATCAGCTCGTCGATCCGCCGCTTGACGTCGGGGCGCCGCTTGAGCCGGTAGCAGTTGCCGCGGTGCGGGGCGTAGCCGGCGAGCCGGTAGGCCTCGAGCTCGGGCTGGGCGACGGCCGGCACCCGCAACCACTGCTCGACGTACTCGCGGCAAAATTTCTCGTGCTGCGGATCGCGACAGGCAGGCATGGGCTCAGCTCAGCAACTCAACGTGACGCGCGTGCGACGTCCGACTCACATGATGTCACGAAAGACTCAATCAAGCCTCAATCGAAAATCTAGAGCGCCCGCAGGTGCGCCGGCTGGCTGCCCGCCGAGTAGCGCGGCGGCGGCGCCCGCAGTGCCCGCGTCGAGCCTGCGCCCGGCGTCGGCGGCCGCGAGGCAAACATCTCGACCGGCTCCCATTAATTTGACTTTTATACCGCCAGCCGCCACGTTCCGGTTTGCAAAGTCGCCCCGTCTGCCCGAACTGTCGCCGGATGGCGCGCGTGCCGTAGGCTCCTACGGCTAGGGCAGACGGGCCGC